AAACCAAGAACCTAACCCAAAGTTAGATATTACTGTCAACTGGTCATTATTATACGATGATCCCTTTAGCTGTATTACTACACCTCTTTTAGAATCTGTAAAATACTTATCGTATCCATAACTCGCAAAAGACTCTGGATTATCTCCAATACCATACTCTTCTAAACGAGCTATCTGAGTACCAAGCACTTCAGGAACTGATGTTACTACACCTCCTGCTGCCGCATCTGACAATAAATTTTTACCTGCTAATACATATGATATCTTATCTTCTTGTAAAATAAGAATATCTGTGGCTCTAGCAAATATTTTTTGTATCTCTCCAAACGATGGCTCAAGTGCTTTAAAGTTTAATAGACCTAAGTTGAATTCATTTAAGTTATTAACATTAAAGCTATATACACCACTATATGTTAAATTTGAAAAACGATTTTCCTCTTTAAATTCGTCTCCTTTTAAAACAGATGAAACACGATTACCTAGTCCAAATGTTTTTCTAGTAATAGAGTCACGTATCTTATAACTTTCAACCCCATTACCAAATGCAAAACAATTTTGAAACTCAGTATTTATAATTGCAGGAAGTAACGCTGTTTGGTTTTGAACATTACCTTCGTGAAATCCATTAGTGATTGCATATGAAACTGGTGATTCGTACCATATGTCAGGTGCTGCCTCTTGTGGTTCTGTTTCAAAAATTATAACATCTCCAGGTGTTATAATACTTATTTCACATCTTAGTATTTTAGAAACGAGATTATACCCACCTATTAAAAGAGATATACGACCATCAGAATCTCTATACCATCTGAATCTAGGACCTTGAGCAGGTTGATCAACACTACCTACTCCAACACCACCAAATTGATTAACCCCAAAAACAGTTGCAATTGTATCATTGTAAAGAGCTGGTCCACCATTGTCGTCTGACCCAAGAGTTAAACCTATGTTATCTCCATTCCACCAATCAATTATATCAATATATGTGCTAGAAGAAACATATGTTAAACTTTTATCATACTTTACTGTACCACTAATATTAAAACCATCAGTAATATCTGTTTCGATAAATACTCTCAACTGAATTCTAGCCCCTTTAGGAATCGTCTGGTCAGGGTAAAGATTACCAGCACTATCAAAATTAAGACCAGGATAATTAGCAATATTTACATAACCCAAAAAACTAGACCCACCTGTCACATTAATTTCGCCAGGAGAATATGATCTAGTTCTAGTAAAATCAAGTCCAACCCCTCTAACTTTCATATAAACACCTGCAGGTACAATGTTTTCTTCTACATCAATAATGAAATCCTTTTCTTGAGCTTTCTTTTCAAGTACCGTAATGCTTCTGCACACATCCAAAGGACCTTCAGAATCAGCTTTAACATGAAGTACATCACCTTCACTAACTTTTTGAGCGTTTTCGCCCTCTAGTAAAAAATAAATATCTGAATTTCGTGAATCTACAAAATATATAGTAGAGTAAATAGTATCATATGTTTCTAAATCTTGTTTTATAGCAAACTTATATCTCGTGGCAAACTTTGGCGGTTTTTGATCAGGCTGTATTTTAACCTTTATAGTATTTCTTCTATCACTAGAAGAGCAAGGCAAATGAATTATGTTATTAGAGTCAACCAAAACAGTGGTTGATCTATTAAACTCATCCATATAAATCATACCTATTTCATAGTCTCTATTACTATGTAAGGATGCAGTTTGAGATAACTCCTGAAAAGATGCATTTATTGCAATGATTTTATAGTATTCATAAACATTTGAAGTTGTTTTATTATAAACTGTAGATGGTAATTTTATTCTAATATGACCTGGCGAACTACCTATAACACTCATCCCCTCTCCTGGATTATCAATTCCACTACCCGTTTTAGTCCAAACATCACCATTACCATCAACTTTATACACGGGTATTTCACAGTTTACTAAGTCAGTAAAAGTAATACCTTCACAAGCATCTAGTATCGGTTTTATATTAGTAGACCTACCAATCTTATCTCCAAAGTCTTGACTAAACTGTAAATCTTGAACTGTAGCAAAATCCTGTTGCAATACGTATGAAAAGTCAAGAGTTATAGGATTAGTTTCACTTAAAGATGGAGGCACTGCTCCCGTAAAAGAACCATGATTAAATGTTATTGAGATATTTATTCTAGATTGGTTTTTTAAATCAACATTACCCAAAAACAAATCTATCTCAGAATCCGATTGCACATAACCAATAGACCCTGAATCTATATTATAGACACCATCGCTAGTAGTTGTAGGAATATTAATAAGACCTATATCTTCTGAATTGTATTCAACTTCATAGTTAAAGTTAACCTTTGAGTTATTTGAATCTATTAAATCAAAACCATCAATATAATTACCATAAACCAACCGACTATCTATTATTGTTTGTGCCTTTGCCTTAATAGGCACATTATCGTATAGTCTCAATATTTCATTATCATCTAATATTGTATATATCTTATTATTGGAAAACTCATAGGTTCTATCTTCATTATCTCCAAACCCCAATTCTTCTTTGTCAAGTTTTTCAATTACACGTATAACAGAGTTACTGGCTTCTTTAAATAGCAAGTCAATGCCAACAACCAACTCACTACCTGTATTAAATGTTATAATTGCCGTGTCAAAAAAATTCTCCATTCCTTCATTCAAATATGAAGATATATCGTATTCAAAAGTTTTTGGAATAAAAGCGGGATTACTAAATTGAGATGTAGCCGAATATTGGTCATTAGAATATCTATAACGATACGCAAAACAAATAAAACGATCTTTTAGGAAGTTTTGCTCTGTACCTCTATCTTCTAATGTGAAAGAAGGACTATTTACTGGTGGTTTTTTTACAACCAATAAAGACTCTGCTAATAAAGCAGCAGCCGCAGAGCTACCTCCGTCTATATTAGTGGCAGGATACGCATAGCTACTAGTTACATTTATAAATCTCGGTTGATTAAAATTATCTGTAAAAAATAATAAGTCATCAATCTTATCAACACCTGTTATTAAATATTGTGAATTAAAATTCAAAGTAGTGTTTGTGCCACCTCCATCATCTACACTTATCACATGATATTTAACTGAATTGTTTATCATATTATACGAGACAATCATGTCAAGCTTATTAGTAGCTTGTCCTCCCGTATGTGCAGAGTCAGTAACAAACCAATATATGGTGTCATTAGCTCCGTCTTCAAAAGCACCTATACACTTTGCACTAGAACTTAAAGTTGTGTTTTCGTATCTTAAAGTAGTAAGTCTCTCGTTACCTCTACTATTCTCTACAGCACCTATCTCAGAAAGCTCAGTAGTACCTACTCTAACATTTAATGCATCTATATACTCACCATTAGGAACAAGTCTTTCGTCAAGACCTTTGTTCATTTTACCTTTGATAAAGTTCCGCTGTAACTTAGCCATATTATTTTATCCACTTGTCCTGACCTCTCATGTTCATCAATAACCTGCCAGGATGTATGTTACTTAATCGTATCTTTGCATTTCGTAGAAGTGCTGTCTTTTTCTTTTGAGATCGTCTTACTATATACTCTTGAACATTTAGCTTTGAATCAAGAATAGCATATGTTATATACGCATATACAAAATCCTCAAACATCTTGTTCACAGTGATAAGACTATCATCACCATTCTCCATTCCATCAGAAATATATTCTAATATACAATTTTCACCAGACATTGTAGAGTCAAAGTTTATAACACCACTTTTTTTGTCAATTGTAAACGTTGGATTTGCATTTGCCGTCTCTGTATTCAAACCATATCTAGCACTGCCCGGATAGTCAAAGTACCAACAGCCATCGCAACAGTATCCTTCGAAACCATCAAACTGACTGTTCTTATTCAAGTATATACTTTTCTTTGTGCCTTTGATTCTATCAAAATCTAAAGTTGAGTATTCAGGACTCAGTACATTACCATCTTGATCGAATAGAAACTTTCCTGTATTGTCTTGTAGATATGCTAGTGCAGAACCAACTTGAATGTTCTCTGTCAATGGTCTAAGCACTCCATCTTTATATAAAGATATCCTTACCCAGTTTACATAGTCAGAAGGTAATATAAATCTTAGGTTCTCATCTATTGGAAGCTCAAGGACTTTTATCTCCTTAAATGCATCGTAGTTGAGTTCTTGTATCGCTCTCTTAGCATGAAATAACACCTTGTATCTGCTCTCGTTGTTGACTAATGAATGGTTACCCATATACATCAACTGATAGTTGTTTACAATGTCATATAGACTGACATATTGATAGGATCCCCAGTTCTTATTTGTCGGTGTAGCTCCTGCGTTATCGTAATATTGAAACTGTGTTATATATGCCATTATTTTTTCTCTTGTATGTTAATTTGGTCTTCTGCTTTCGCAAACTGAACCGCTTGTATCTCTCTTATTGACATACCCGCCATGTGTAGTATTTTCATTACTAAATCCACCTGATCGTCAATAGCTAACTCAAAATCTTGATAGTCTGCTTGTGTTTGGTCGAAGATAGGCGTTCCACCCGTTATAGTAGTAAACGTCCACTTAGGGTCTTTAGGATACCTTATATACTGTGCCTGTACATCATTCGCACCATTAATTGTAGCAGGGAATACAGTAATCGCTGAACCATTCTGAACGTATACCGGAAACTTCTCGGTAGGTGCAGTAAGAGATGAGTTGTTAAGCATAGTTATCTTACTATGACTAACTCTCTCTGCCTCTCCTAAAAACGTAACACCCCTAGAACAGAGTACCTTGTTTATCAAGTAGTAATCATCAGATGTTGTAACCTGCGATGGTAAGAAGTATGTATTGGTTGCGTTTTGCGTTAGGTTCTTAGTTTCTGAAAGTCCATCAATAACCTCCTCATACCCCTTCTTTAAATCAGCATATCCAGTGCCTGACTGCCTAGCATTCTCTTTATTTACTTGATAGTTATAATTAGTAAAATAATCATCAAGTATGTCTAACTGTGCCTGCTTTGCATATAAGTTAAAGTCTTGTGGCGTTATATAGCCATAGTTGTTCTTATTAAGAATTGAAAGAACAGTTTTATATACATCGTTTATCATTTAGCAACTTTTTATACAAAGATAAATAAAAAAAGAGAGATATAAATATACCCCTCTTTCCAAAACAGTAAATCAAAGATGGAGTTAAACTTGCTTTTCTAAATATTCTAGAACGCCAATACCTTCATCCGTTTTGAAATATGAAAATAAAACATGAATCAAATCTTCACCATAAGGTACGTTCATTAGCTTCTTTTTGTTTCCTTTAGTATTAAACCAAAGTTCTTTTCCTTTATTACGAGTAGTTAAAAGACCCTCAGACATAAACAATTGACATTTTGATTTTAATGTCAAATCAGAGTCGTTGATCATATCTAAAAACTCTTCTGGATAGTTTCTTGCATATACAAGAATATCTCTTTTTAACTCAGCAGTTGATATGCGTGAAATATCTTTGTTTAAGATGATTCTAGCTACAACCTCTAACTGTTCAAGTGACATAGACTTCGCCTCTATCAAGGCATCTACCTGCACATTCATTTCGTCAAGTTCTTCTTGAGCCTCTTTCTTATTGTCAACCACCTCAAACTTTTTACCGTTCATTGGATGATATTCTAAGAACTGTTGAAGCACAGGATTTGTTCTTGGTACTCTCAAAAATCCATCTTCAAAGATAATAGGCTCTACAATTGCATTGCCATCTTGCTCATCTTCAAATGGTGTCTTTTGATTTCTTGCGTATCGCAGTGGTCTATTAATCCCCTTGTCTTCATCAAAATAAAGTAAAGGTGACCTATTTGAACTTCTAGTCTGAATAATGTAGGATAAAGGTGCATTGTTTCTTTTTAGACGATACAGCTTGTCCTCTAAAGGTTTTTGTTTCATTATATTAAATTTTAAAAAATAGGGTGACTCGAAAGCCACCCTACGTATCAATTAATTACCCCTCGAAAATTACGAAGTTATTTGCTCCCATTACACAAACAGCTCTCTCAGAAAGGAAATGTACTTCCATTGCATCAAGATCGCTAGTCATAGCACCGCCAGCAGAACCTGTCATCCAAGTTTTGTAGCGTCTGTCCTCAGATTGAGAAGCACGGTATCTTACGTGTAAGAATGGTCTCTTAGCGTTCTTACCAAGAATCTGATCGTAAACAGTTGTCGTACCTGCTGGTACTAAAAGACCGTTAACAGCTCCTGCACCCGCAGCTAAACCACCACGCATTGTAGGATCATTAAGGTATTTCCAATCAGTCTTGTAGAAATCGTAAGATCTACGGAATCCTGAGAATCCAAGATTTAGAGCCATTTGCTCATCGTTGTCAAATAGACCGTAAGACGTTCCACCAACACCGTAAGAGTTTTGAGCAGCTAACATATCATCGATAGCAAATCCCATTTCTCTATTTACAAACAACACATTCTCTTCGATTGCTCCTTGGTTATCAAGACGTGCGATGATTGTATCAAAATCTTGAAGACTTGATGGAATACCACCAGCCCATACATTACCTCTAGTCTGAACAGCATCAAAGATACCTTCAGTACCTAAAAATCCTTGTGCCAAAGCTCCAGAACCAGCACCAGAAGGAACAGCTTCAATCATTGCTGTCTCAAGGTAATCATCAAAACGAAGTCTTGTCTCATGCTCTGACTTCAAGTACCAAAGGTAACCTGTAGCACCATTCTCAGTGGATACTTCAATCCAACCGATTTGAGTCATGTCAGAACCAGTAACTTGGTACTTGTCTTTAAGAATAATTGGCTTGTTTTCGAAGATAACAGAATCACCTTCTAAAGAACCATCCATTCCTACAGTCCCTTTTGCAAACTCAGAACCGTAAACAAATACTGTACAATCAGCAGCTGCAACACCAACACCTGTACCAACAAGACCAGCAGCTTCATAGAAATCTACAATAAACTGAGTAGCACCTAATCCCGATCCTGCAGTTTGACCTGTTGCTCTAACAATACCTTTATTTATTCCTGAACCATCATTAAATGAAATCAAAACAGTTTGTCCTGCTCTAATAGCGATAGTAGCAGCAGCTAAACTCCCTGCTGTAGAAGAGATGTTTTTAGCAGCAACAACACCTGCTGGGTATGCACCTGGAGTAGCAAGGTCATCGTTTACTTGGAAAGTAGCAAAATTTACACCAGCGGCAGCAGCTGTACCAACTTGTGTGTATGACACATGTAATCTACCTTGCTCTGCCCACTTAATAAGGTCAGACTCACAAGGCATCTCAGCACCTACCATTCTCATAAATGATGCTACTGAACGGTTTCCGTATCTCTCAAACTCCTTCTCGTAAGTATCAGGAAGATACTGACTCAAGAAGTCAAAGTTTTGAATATAATTCGTAGACAACGCAATTTTCGATGCCGACGGTTGCAGCCCAAATGTGGGCAATGCGTTAAAATTTCCTGCCATTTTTTATCTTTTTAAAATGTTTGTTATTTTCGTTTACTTTTAATTTTTAAGCCACGAGATGATGGTTCACTCATAGCTCGAATCTTCATGCCCCCCTTAGATGTTACCTCTGGCGTTCTACGTTCTCCCATGTTTACATTCTTGGTCTTACGCATCACATCTTCAGTAGCCTCTGATTTACCTTGCTCATAAAAGAACTTGGCAAACTTTTCAGGATTCATTGCAACTGCTAACGCCTTATGGTATCCAACTGAATCTTTTAAAAGTCCAGTGTCATCCAAATACTTCGATATGAAGTTCATAGGATTCGACTGTATCTTTTTCAGTTCATCAGCAGAACCAGGATTGAAAGTGACATTTTTGTCATCTAGCTTGAATTCAAAACCTTTGAACTCGCTATTGAATAACTGATCTGTCTTTTCGGTAAACCATGTTTGCCGTCTTTCTGTCTCCTCTTTATGGGTTTTAGCAGATTCTATATATTTCCGATAAGCTCCTAATTCTTCCTCTTGCTCCGCAGTTAAACCGCCACTTGACTCAAGTGGTTGCTTGTAATACTCCTTCTGCTTTTCGAAATATTTCTTAGCTTTCGATAATATTTTCTTCTTTGCTAACTTTTTCTTTTTTACCTCGGACTCGTCATCTAACTCTTCATCATATGAAAAATCTTCCATCATAATGTCGATGTCATCATTATCAAGCCCATCTTCGGTAGCTTTATAATACTCTCTTAGCAAAGAGTTCTCATTCATAGAGCCAAAGTCTCGATTCAAACGCACGTAATCATCAATACCTCGACCCGTTTCTTTTTTATACTTTAAGTAAGCAACTACATCTTCTGGTAATTCTGGCGTTACTTCTTTCTCTGTAACCAAATCATCAAATGATGTAATCTCCCTACCGTATCTATCCCCTAAAAATTTAAGAACTTTTTCTTCACTTAATTTAGTATTTACAACTTCTTCTTGTTCTACTGTTTCTTCTGTAACCTGTTCTTTATCTTCATGCTGGTCAAGAATTTCTTGTTCTTTTTCAGCTAATGACTTTTCTTCGTTACCGTCTACTTCACGTACTTTAAATTCCATTATATTATAATTTTATACAAAGTTAATAAATTTTTTTTATCTCGGATTGAACTCAGCAAGATCAAAGCCATCTAGACTGTCCTCGTTAGACTCAAACTTTTGCGGAGGTAAATTATTTTTACGTTGATTTATTAATTTAGACTGCTCAGTATTCTGTTGACTAATCCGGTCTGATTTAGCTTTTTCTCTAGCACTCTCTCTGTCAGATAATGATTGATTAGCCATCTGATTTATCTGTTGATTGTATTGGAACTCTTGAGCCATTAATTGTGATTTCATCTGAGCCTCAGCTTTCATCTTTTCAATTTCAAAAGCTATTTCAGCTTGTTTGATTTGCATCTTAGCACGAGCTTCCATTTCAATCTTTTGCATTGCAGTTTGCGCAGCCATCTGCTGAGACTGTAACTGTGTTTGTGCATTTGCTTGCTGTTGTTGCATCTGCATCTGTTGTTCTTTCTCTTGCTTTGCAACTCTCTTAACCTTCAATAACTGATTAGCTAGTTTTATATTTTTTATCTCTCTAATATCAATAGCATCTTCTAAATTTATGTCACCTTTAGATAATGCCATTTGAATATTTTGTTCTAACTGAGCCTTCTGCTCTTCATCAGGAGACACTTCGATGAATATACCAAAGTCGTATATGTATAAGTCAGATATCTCATTCAATATACTTACGTTGTACTTTCCAATCTTATTTGCAAAGTCATCTTTGAAATCAGCATACTCCAATATATCAGCAACTCTACAAGAAATAGCTTCTGCTAATGTGCGATACATATATAAACTTCCGTCAAGTATATGCCTGGTTGCTGTATTTGAGTTTAGAGCCGCTAACTTTTGTACTCCAACTAAAGCGTTAGGATCTGGCGTTGAGCCGTCTCTCGCCTCATTTAGACCCGTTACGTTGCGTATTTGATTAAGGTAATGGTTGTAGTTGGCAATAAGCATCTGAGTTTTACCAGCACCCGAACTAGATGTCAACTGCTGAATCGGAACTCTAGCGTTATTAAATTCACCATCTTGAGTATAGCTCCTACCAATAACACTACCCGTTTGGAAGTATAACCTTAAAGCATCTTCAGGATTATATGCAGCCCCTGTACCTAAGTCTACTTCATTCAAACCGTCTGCATCAATAAACACACCATCGGGAACGACCTTAGCAATTACCTGCTGTAGTTTTAAATGCGTAACCTGTATCAAGTCAGCAAATGGTATCATCCTGCGAACTAAAGACTCTATAACACCCTTATACATCCTTGGAGCTGATGCTACATAGTTTGGCATTGCATGCTGAGATGATGACTTAGGTCGAACCATGTTCTCTGCCATCTCCCACTTTAAGATAATATTTGTACCCATTACCATGATACCTTCATACCATACATCAATGGTCTTAGATATTTTTTCAAATCCACCTTCTTCCATCATCTCCTTTGGTGGATTGAACTGATCATCTTTCTCTATTACTCGTGACCCACCACCTTCTAAGTTTTTCTTTTTGTATACAAACTTCTTTGTGGTCTTATAGTTGAAATACAATAAAGTACAAGTATCTTTATAAAAAATGTCGTTATCATAAAACTGTGATACATTATAGTAGTCATACCAGCTTTGACTGTACTGAGATATCTTCTCTAAATCGTCACTAGTTAAAGACTGATCAATCTTCATAAGCTCCGTAAGAGGAACTGTCTTAACTTCTCCCCAATAGAAACAGTCTTTAAAGTGTGGGTCTTCAGTATAGCTATAAATAACATTAGCAGGATCTACATATGAAAGCTCAACACCTGCCCCGGGTAGAAACTCATGCTTTGTTACACTAATTCCTAAAACTGTTAAGTCATAGTCTATTCTTTTTCTTAAATCATAGTAGTGGTTTTCTTCAAATATTGTATCTATAGCTTCCTCCTCTGCGATTTCAATAGCCGGTTTGTAATGAAGGTTCATGTATAATGAAAGCTCTTCATCGTCATTAGGGAGTTCATCTGGTGACATAACAAAAGGATCAAAGCCTGATTTTTCTTTTATTATATTTAAAACAGGCTTGGCAACCATTTGCCCCTCAATCATATCTTGATACTTGTTTCTTCTTGCTTGAGACAATGCATCTTGAGCATTAGCTTTAACTTTAAACAAACGATCAGACATTCCGTTAACCACAATATCTACAAACTTAGGAAGAATAGGAACTGGTGTCCAATCTAGATTTAAGTAAGACAAATCACCATCAACAGCAAGCTCATCTTTATACTTTCGTATAGATTGCTCTCCCCTAGCATACAATCTAAGATTATGGAATTGCCTACGTTGGTCGTAGAATCTACATCCACCACCATCTTTCTTAAACCATTCATATTGTATCGCCTGACCAATCTGCAATCCAAATTCTTCAGTTGCCTTTTCTGCATCTGAAACAAATTGACTAGGAAACCCTTGCGGGGATATATTGACTACTACTTCCTTCATTATCTTATTATTTCGCTACTTATTCCTTTATTATTATACCTTGCAAAGTTAATACTTATTTTTGATTGCTTTTTTTGAGGGGTATATAAGTGTTTTTGATTTGCCATTATAGCCAAACCTGAGCTAATCGTAGCATCAAATTTTGTACGATTATTTATATCAAACTTTGCCCAATCCTCAAGAGTTCTATTAAAATGCATGTCACCAATTACATCAGAATCTCTTTCAATACCCTCCATGTCAAACCCCACATATTTCTCAATGTATGATTCAATAGCTGATGCATGCGCTTGCTTTACCGCTTCCGATGAGTTTGGTATTCCCCCAAGCTCACGTTCTGCTTTTGATAGCTTGCTATATTGCTTATCGGGTCTATTTACACTAAATCCTCTATACCCTCTATTTTTAAAATGATACAACAATCTTGGTTTATTGTTTTCTACTAGCACCGGCATTCCATAGAATATACAAGCCATTAATACTTCTTCAAAAAATATCTCTGCGGTCTGTGGTCGTGCAACATACTGCAAGAAAAACTGATTGGTAGGTCCTTCGTCCATATGGAACTTAGTCATACCATGTAATGCACCATTAGACCCTCCACCACCTACAACACCTGATATGTCGTAACTGTCGCATCCAAACGCCCCCATATGGTCGTTACCAGGATATTTTATTCCGTTTTTATTAATTATTCTATTTTGCAATCCAACATTAGGAATCCAACTGACCGAGAATCTACCTTTTTTATTAGGAGTCCATATCACCTTTGTGTCTTTCACTCCATTTTGCCAATGAAATCCACCTCTTGTTATATAATGCCCTTTTATCATTGCATCATTAAAGTCTATCTGCTGATATATCTTTGTAAGATTAAATATAGATGCCTTACTCTCATCTCTAAATGCATGTGATTCTGTTCTAGGAAACTGTCGATAGTACTCATTTAATGCATCAGCGTCTCCTTTCAATGACTCAACTTCTGCCTCCCAATAATCAACAGCTCCTTGATCTATTAACTCGCCATCAATTCCATAAACAGGATTATCAGGAGTTCTAAATACAGGCATACCATACTTGTCTATAAACCCTTCTAAGTTCCATTCCATTGGAATAAATAAACTATACAGACCTGTTTTTGTCTGTCCATTACCATTCCTTTTCTTGACATTTGATTCTTGATATAACTTCTTAAAGTTTCCACCACCTTTGTCTAACGCATTACAAGTAGAACCCATCATGCACTTACCAATAATTTTACGCCCTAATCTTAGACATGTCTTTGTTACCTTCCAGTTGTTTAAAATATTATTAGGTCTTAACCATTTACCACTCTCATCGTGAGCTAAAAATAATATCTTCTCACCATCATATGAGTTATCGTCAGTATTCTTCCAATCAATTGTAGTATCTAATCCATCTATATGATCCTTGCTTTCCTCGTACATATTCTTACGAGTTATTTTAGATGCAGGAACTCTAAATGCTAGCTCTGTTTTTGGTCTATCCATACCATCTTGAACAGGCTTAAAAAAGAAAGGTAACTTATTAGCTATAGGAACAACTTTATCAGTAAACATCTTCTTGGCATCAGCACCTGTTTTAGATAATATACCAAGACGAGAATCTCTAGCTAATGTTCCTATGTTTACACACTCTGATGATGACATAAAAGAAAACCCTGAACGTCTAATCTTTAAATACACCATTCCAAATGCTCTAGGGTCAGCTTTGCAAGCCTCCCAGAATATATGAAATATTCTATTAGCCTCTCTAAAGTCAGGATATCCAATATCTATACTTGACCACTGTATGTACATGTAATGAGAGCCTGTAATGTATGTAGGCTTACCATTGTTCATAAACCAATGCCCATACTCTCTCTTATCAAATTCTTTCTCTATATACGAAACCCATTGAGCCTTAAATTCGTTAGGCATTTGATTCCATTGAAATATAGACTTAATACGTTTTAATGCTTTAGGCTCTTCTATCCTCTCCCAATATTGGTCTTCAGAATACTTGCTTCTACTATTAACCCTCATAGGCTCTGGGGGTAAAGCAATTTTTAAACCGTTTATATCATAAACTTCTCCAATCTTACCATTCTTAGAAATTACAACTACATCAAACTCTTTGTTATACCCATACGTCCATCCTTGACCTCGATTTTTCTTCTTGATCACTGTGGATGGTATGTAGTCAACCAACACACTATATAACCTATTTTGATCTTCGTTCTGCAAACCCTTGCTTTGTATTTATGTTTTCAGCAATTGTTTTAGTTGATTCAATTTTCTCTTTCTCTTCGTCTATCTTATCCAATATAGCAAATGCATCAAATATTGCCAACTTCTTTGTAGCTGCTGCGTTCTTTAGCCGGTCCGCTGCTAATTCATCCTCTGGATCTGGCTTGATAATCTCTTCCTCTGCCACCTTTATTAGATGATCAACAGCTTTATAACCAGCTTCAATTATTCTTTTCTTTTTGTCTTTCATAGGACCATAGATATTTGATTATCAAAAAGTCTATACATCCTCTCTCCATCAATAACAAACTCATAGTTACAGTTCGGCTTATAACCTACTATACTCCCTTTGTCTACACCCTTACTCAACATGTATGCATTTGGATATAGCATCTCGCCCATCAAAGGCTCTTCCTTATCATTAGTGTCTATGCTCTTTTTAATTTTATTAATAGGCTTTATAAAACAATACCTATCGTGAGCGAACCACTTGCCATCTCGACCATACATGTAGAACTGACTATTGTCTACAAAAAATAAATCGTCTTTTAAAAAACTTCTTCCACTCTTCTTTCTGCCGTACATATCATTGTAAAACTTAAATACATTGTGATGTACAACCAATGAGTCTCCAACTTGAATGTCTCCATTATAATTAACAGGTGTCGAAACAACTACAGCAATCCTATTGGATGCCTTATGATTCTCCTCAGAAGTATTAACTATAAAGTCAACACCCTCAATATCTTTACTGCCCACATAACGATTACCTCCCGATGCTCTTACTATAAAGCTATACGGTGATTTCATACTAAAAGTTTATATTATATTCTATTGAGGAAGGCATAGCGACATTAAACTGTTTCCATAGAAGAATCTCATCACCTTGCTCTATCCAAATCTTTATAGACCCATCCTTGTCATCTTGCTGTATCAAGTGAATGCTATAACTACCGCCAAGGACTTTTTGCCCTATCACGTAATTCATACTAGACTTATAGTCTGGACCTATTGCTATTTTTCTTATATGCATTTTAAACCCAAGATGATAAAGCAACTCTAGCCCAAGTGTCTTTATCTGTGCATATATACAAATATCCAGCATCGACAGCTATTTGACCCTTTGTTCCAGCACTACTAGTAGAAGGCGGAACAGAGTTCGCATTAAACAATGTTAACAATTGCAAAAGTGAATAATTTTTAGTAGCATTCTCAGGAGTAGCCCCAATCTCTGTGCCGATTACCTTATCTACTAATGCTGGCGTTCCCGCAGCATCATACGTACTTATTTTTGCCATTACTCTTCTTTTTGTTTGACCTCACCCGTCTGCATGTTTATAACCGAGTTTAGTCCATATTTTTCAATTAGTTCCTTCTCTTTTAACTGGAACTGTACCTTTAATCCGTCAACCTCTAGCAGTAGCTCATGCTTTTTGATCTCAATGTCACCAAGCATTGCCTTTGCAGAATTTAATTTAGCAGTAGACTCTTTTATAAAATTTAATTCCGTTTCTTCTAATTTCATTTTGTTCTATTTTTTCTTCTGAATAATCCCTTCTTTTTTTGAGGTGGTCTAGGCTCAGAAAATATCTTTACCTTCTCATACGAGCGACCCCCAAAATATGATGCAATTACAGTAGTTAAAATTAACTGCAAAAGCGATATCCATTCTTGCTTTACATTGAATGTTACAACTCCAGCTTCGATGAATATAAGAATCATTGTGTTAACTATCAAAAATATTAGCACTAATGGTCGAACATTCTTACTTAACCAAGAGTCACTAGACATGTCAGCATTCCACCTTTCTGTTACATTCTTCTCCATCTCTGCCTCCATCTCGATTAAGATTTCAGTCATCTCCTTCTCAAACTCAGCCTTCTCGTCCTTAGTACGAACAAAGCGATCTACAAGACCGCCCAACTTATCAACAACAGTACCTGTCGTTTCAGCTATTGTATTTGGTAGTATATCTTTCATATATGTTTATATTCTTCAGTAGCGTCAAAACTTGGACACGCCTTATTAGCAAAGTCCCTGTGTCCATGTATTACCGAATCAGGAAATGTCAATTTCAAAAACTCTAAAAGTATTTTTAACGACTTCTTTTGCTCATCAGTGCGAGTGTCCTCAGCATCTCCTTTCTCATTAACACCACCTACATAGCATATGCCTACACTCTCTTTATTGTACCCTTTAGTATGCGCCCCTTGTCTACTTATAGGTCTACCTATCTCAATCGACCCATCTAGTCTTATAACGTAATGGTATCCAATATCTGACCACTTACGATCCTCAACGTGCCATTTTCTAATAGTATCCACACCAATATCCATAGATGGTGGTGTAGCAGCACAGTGTACAATAATTTTTTTAATCTTTCTATTCATTGTTATTAATTTCATAAAGCCTTTGCTCCATTGTGTTTAGTTTAGATTTTATTTCTCTAATTTCAGTCTTTATGTACTCAAGCTCTGCACTTGTTTTTACAATCGCTCTTTTTAACTGCTCATCCATAATAGGTAACTCTTTAGCCTCTTCAATCTGTGCTTTTAATGAAAAGTACATACCAATAACAAATCCTAAGACCATAATAACTGATACCATGTCCTTTGTTGTTAGATTGATCCGTGTCTTTTCACTTATATTCATGATTAAAATTGTGCTAAATAGTTAGTAATCATTTGTAGGTACTTGTCTTTTCTCTCTTGTGTAAATACATCATCTACAGATATACCTGATAATAAATCATTAACAGATCCCACTGCACCTGTTTGTGCAAACTGTAATACATTTACAAACTTAGTCATCAAGGCTTCACCCTGCTCAACTGTAACACCTGCATTCCTGTTATCTAATAAGAACGTTTGTATTAGTTGCAAGCAAAACTCTATATCCATTGAAAGCCTCTCGTCTACACTTATAGGTTGCACAGGTCCAATATACTCAACAGCATAACCTTCACCTAAAGTGTCAGCAAATGCTTGAGCATCTTCCTCTGTTGCAAACTTTTTTGTGCAACTCCAGTTGTCTTTATATATCTTATAATAATTCATTCCATTGAAGGTTCAGGGCTTTTCCAACCAGCAGTGTTCATTATCTGAAATATCTCTTCATTATTATAAACTCCTTCCGATGTAGTTAATGCTTGAACGGATGCAGGAATAGATTCAGTGTCCCACTTTACTAATGTTTTAGTATTGTCATTTGACTTTCTAAGAGTTTCAGCAGAGTCTTCTAGTACCTGACTAAAATCAATTAGACCTATCTCGGAAATATTAAATATTGTATAACTTCTATGTTCATTATTATGCGACATACTTATATTTTAAAATTTATCTAATAATGCCGTATCTGACTTTAATAGCATTATAATTCCTTAAAACTTCAGCAGCTGAAAGAGCCTTACCATAGATTGCTGCTTGTGATATTTTTCCATTTAAAGGAAACTGACCAACAGGAAAGTTTACATTATCCTCAAATGATCCAAGCATCAACTCACTGGTATTTGTGAAATTATATTCTTCTAATCCACTAGCACCTAAAAAAGCACCATTTACATATACAGAAAGATTATCTAAACTATCATACGTTGCAACTATATTATTCCAACTACCATCAGAAAATGTACTTCTAAAATCTAACCCAGAAAAAAAATCTCCAAAGTTGCCAGATGTAGAAGCCCTAACAATTAAACCTTTGTATGTACTACCCCCTCTCAATCCAATAGTCCATCCACCTACAGTATTCGTGTCACGCTTACTTATCAGTCCGTATATGTCACTTGATGCTGCTAGTGTCTGTGAATTATTGAACCAAATACTAATACTAAAAGTAGAACTATCATCAAAGTTTAGAACATTGCCAAACGTAGCATAGTCATCTACGCCATCAAAAACTAAAGCACCGCCATCGGTAGATGTGAATCCCACACCATTTACTAATGTAGCGTTGTGGTTTCCTGTTAGGTCTGTTAGAACAGTACCTGTACCTGGATATGAGCTAGAATTAGCAGCATCTACATACATCAATAGACCTGAAGATATAATATCACCTGCTCCATCAAATACAGAAGAACCAAAAGAGTTCGATATGCCTATAGATAATCCCATACTACCAAAGTGCTATTATGCTTGCAGCTGTTGATGAAGCTAAAACTTTATTGACCTGAACAGGAACAAAGCCTATAGGCATATTAGTAAATGTAATGTCCGTTCCAGAGTTAGCCATTTCAACATCTAAATTTCCTGAAACACCAACATATAAAACAGCTGCATGGTTCGTGTCTTTATATATTACATAAGAAGCACTTGTAGCTAGATTTACAGCAACTCCATTTCCATTATCTAATGTTAATACAGTAGCAGCAATAGCAGTTACTCTACCAACTACTGAATTTGATGTATCATAAACAATGTCTCCAATCTTTACACTGCCATCAGTAAATGTTGCTGAAGCATCAGTTAAACCAGTAGTACCACTGGTTGTCCCAGACAATGTAGCGTCCGATGGATTTGGGATATTAATAAAGTTTGAAGGAATAACAGCCAATGCCGTACTTACCTGTAATTTTTGATATGCCATTATTTTTATTTTTTATATGGAAATATTCTGTTTAATGTGTCCTTTCGACCATCGCACCCGCAGTCCTCAACACCTAATTTTTTACTAACCACCTTAACAACCTTCTTGATCCCTGTCTTTGTTGTTAGCTTGTCAATTGTATCGCCTAAGCCTTTTGATTTACTCATTACTTATCACATTTACATAAATCGCAAGCATTGCAGTCCTCTATAACAAAAGTCAACTTTATAATTAACTTGTTCCACCAACACTTCAATTTATTATTAAAAGAAATTATTTTTTTACCTAACCAAACTAATACCTTACCCATAATTTAATATTTTCCTTGTCTACTTTTTGGTGAACTCTTCGTAGAGCCACCTTTACCTGCCCATAAATGCTTACATGCCCAATACTTGGCTGTTAGCTTATTCTTTGCTTGCCCACACTTGTGCCTAGCTCTAAAACTTTTACGTGCCGCAGCAGAGTAGTTATGACCATAGCCCTTAGCACCAAAGTGAATTAACTTCTCTTTGCCACCAGAACATGCCTTTACCATCTTCTTTTTACCAGCTCTGTCTGAAGATACAACCTTGTTGCACTTCATCTTACTTTTATTTGCCACGCTTAGTATATTTTTTAGTTACACGACCTTTTTTAGTGTTGCTAACAAATTGCTTCTTACTACCACCCTTACTTTTCTTGCGTCTAGCTGTAGCCGCTCTATCTGCTTTACTCATACTGCGAGCTTTCTTTAATGGCAAACAACGATCTGGGTTCTTCTTATTCTTACTAGTACCACACGCACCCTTTATAGATCCATCTGTACCTATACGCACCCATTTCTCTTCTCGCCATTTTTTAAGCTCTCCCATCACTTCTTCTTTTTACCCTTGGCGTAGTTCGGATCCTTGCAGTACTTACTAGCTGCCATGTTCGCATACGCACTTGGGTATCTGTCAAATGTTCTCTTTGCCCAAGCTATACCTGCTGGACAAATCTTGTTTTTCTTTTTTTTACGCTTTGCCATTACTTGTCCATTGGGTTTTTACTTCCTAAAGGATAAAGGTTTAATTTATTTTTAGCTTTTTTAGTTTTTTTTGTCTTAGAACTAGTTCGACCATACATACTTGTCAACTTAGATCTAATATTATCTTGTTTTTCTTGAAGATCAAGCATTACTTTAGCAAAGCTATTATTAAAATTATGCTGCTCGTCTTTATCACTCTCCTTTTTTTTACTTTCCTTCTTGCTCATAATTGTTATCTTTGCTTACAAAGTTAATAAAATTTAATTATATGAAAAATTATCTCAAACATTGGCGTGTTGTACGCTATTTCGTGAAAAAAAAGTATAACATTGGACTTCCAGAGCTAGAAATGCTACTATTTCTCTATGATGAAGGGCGATTTAGCAAAGATGTATTTAAACAATACGAAGAATTGATGAGCTGGAACAAAAATCGCTTCTTTGAAATGATACAAAAAGGCTACATTGTCATATATCGCAAAAAAGAAGGAAGATTAAGAGCTTTGTATGAGCTGTCATACAAGTCAAAAGGAATGATTGCCTCAGTATACGAGAAATTAGAAGGTGGACGATTTCCAACAACAGAATCCGGTAACCCTTTGTTTGGTAAAAAGGTAAATTACGTGGATAAAGTGTACAGAAACGAAATAAAAAGGATCAACAAAGGACGACCACCACATCACCTTCAGAAATAATAGTGTAGCTCTCGTTCTCTATCACCATTGAGTAACTACGAGACTTGTCGTAGTACAACTCATCACCATCATTGATGACCGACACGTCAGTGCCAACCTTTATTGCCTTGGCTTTAGCGTAACGCATGTCCCCAATGTCTTTGCTGGATAGCAATAGACCAGAGGAGGTTTTTACCTCCTCGTCGATTTTTTTTACAACTATATGTTTCCCTATTGGCTTCATATCTTTCTTGCTGATGTGATTACATTCGATGGTGTCGTGTCATCAAGGACAACTGTCTTCGTGGATAAAATAGTACTTGCAACAGATACAGCATTACGCAAAGCACTCTTCGTAACCATAGTAGGATCTACTATACCCATTTCAATCATGTCACCATAAGCACCCGTCTTCAAGTCAAGCCCCCTCCCTTTGGGCGTGACATCAGGCGAATACTTTAGCTCACTGTTTCGAAACATAGTAGCCATAGGCTCTCGGAGTACCTCACGCAAAAGCTTGTACACAGCCTTCTTCTCTACAGTAAACTCCTCGTCACAAAGAGCGTACTGAAAGGATAGGTTGTGCAATGCCACACCACCCCCAGGTAATATGCCGTCAGAGAGAGCAGCACGTACCGCACATACTGCATCATCAACTCTGTCGAATAGTTCTTTTTGCTCCATGTCAGTGTTACCACCAACATAGATGACACCAATACCACCGGATAGTGAAGCAATACGAGAAAGGACAAAATCTTTCTCACTCTCATTCTCAAGCAACTTGTGCTGCTCCCACAACTGCTCTATCCTCTCGTCCACATCTTTGCGAACCGAACCGTCCTTTACCAAAATTGTATTGTCCTTGCTAACGATCACCTTCTTGGCATCGCCAAGGTCATCATAGTCAATTAGGCTTAGGTCATCACCTGTCTTCTCAGAGAAGTAGGTAGCACCAACTGATAACGCAATGTCTTGCATCAGCTCATGCTGTCGGTAACCAAAGGATGGAGGAGGGACACTGCATAGCTTGAGTCCGTTCTTTAACACATTTGCAGACAATGTATTCACAACATTTACGCTACATGGTGCTATGATTAACAACTTCTCACGATTGTTGATAATTGGTTTCAATACCTTCTCAATGTCTAAGATATTTCCTATCTCAGCGTCACATACCAAGACCTTTACATCCTCAAGGATGCACTCGTCACGCTTATGGTCGTTTATGAACATCGGAGATGAGTATCCCCGGTCCAACTTCAGTCCATTTGTAACCTCGTATGTAGTCTCGTGAGTCTGCGACCTCTCAACAGTAACAATACCATTAGAGCCTACAGCCTCATAGACCTTGCCGATTATGTCTCCTATCTTAGGGTCGTTATTTGACGATATCGTAGCAACGTGGTAGAGTACGTCACTCGTTACCTTAGCACTGTCACTGTCAAGCATCTCTATGATCCGCTCCGTCTCAGCGTCAAGCAAACGCAAGAACTCAGTAACATTTAAACCATTACACAGCTCATCACCCAACACAGCCAGCTTCTCAGCTAGTACAATCGATGTGGTCGTACCATCACCAGCTATACTAGCCGTTCTCTCAGCAGCCTCTCGCATAATGCGAACTGCCAAGTTCATAATTGGATCATCAAACGATATAGACCGAGCTACTGTCACCCCGTCCTTTGTTACCGTCATACCCCCTAAGTGCTTGTTGGATTGTATGAGAGCCGTGCCACCCTTCGGTCCTAGTGTGCTTTTTACAGCCTTAGACATTAGTGTTATGCCCTCAATTAGCTTACTCCTTGCTTCAGCGTCAAATAGTATCATTGAATTGTATTTGACACAAATATATAAAAAAAGTGACCCATCGCAAAGATGAGCCACAATTTTTTTTAAAAACCTAAGCGATTGCAATGCCAGTAACAGTAACAGTAGCACCTAAGTTAACTTCATAACTTGGTTTAGTCCAAGCAGTTTGTAAAGCCTCAACAACTGCATTCTGAATCAAGTCACGAGCCGCAGTACCTGTAGACCCACTACAAGTAAGCGTTACAACATCTTGTGCTGCTGCTGGATTTGCGTAATGGATTGTAACAGTGTTAGCAACTGCTTCTTGAATTAACACAATACCATTGACAGCAACTAGCTGATTTGTTGCCCCTGTGATAGGAATAGATAAAAACTTTTGCATAGTAAAAAAAATTTATGCGTGATGAAAAAAAGTATCATGACAAAAATACGAAATTTTCTCTATATACTCTATATATATATTACTCTTCTTTTATTATTTACTTATACTTCTTACGAGGAAAAATCGACATAATTGACAGTTAATTGATTATCAGTTACTTCTTTGACATTTTTTCGGTACAGTAACGACGATTATTGACGTTTTTAATAAGTTTATAAAACATATTATAAAAACTTATATGCATTTTTAGTGAACGTATTATAAAAAAGTATATATGTTACGTCGATTTCATATGCTGAGATTTTGGGTTATATAACATGCGACGGATCAAGCCCTAAAAAAAAAAGTTGATTTTTTAAACATATGGGGTATCATAATATGATGTCACATCTGAAATTTTTTAGCATTTTAATATGGTTGTTTCATTATGGTTCGACTGTTTCAAATGTGTAATAGGTGTGTCGTTTTGCAAACGTATAAGGGTATGTATAAATACTTCGGAGTCCGAAGTACTTCGATGCCTTACACAACACCCAAACACTAACCATTAAACTGTAAACATATAGTAGATAAAAAAAAGTGTATTTTTTGTGTATTTTTTTGCTCTAATACTTGCATAGTATTATATAATGATGTATATTTGTATTATACAATTAGGGTAATATTACCCACAAACACTTCGGAAACCGAAGTAAAAATATAATCAAAATGAAAAATGCAACACATCAAACAGAAGGCGTTAAATTCGCTAATGCAATTAAAACGTCAAACAAAAATTATGTACCTACTGCAAATGCAGCATTAGACACGGCCAACAAAGGCTTAGAGTATAACATTGAATTATGTCGATTGACACTTAACATTAAAAACCAATACGACAAGAACGCAAAGTCTATCAAAACTGAATTGAAGGATAGAGGGTACACAAAGGATTATTTTTCAGCGTTTGTTCGTGAATTTATTTGTAAAGTGTACAAACATACTACAATTATGGCACACTTAAGACACGGCAAAAATTTTAAAGATTACTCAAATGATGAAATTTTTGAGCTGTCAAAAGAATTAGACACTACTAATTATGAAAAAATCGGTAACCATATCTTAAAGCTAAAAAACACTTCGGAAACCGAAGTAAACAACGAGCCTCCAAAACCTGTAGGCGAACGTAAAAACGCACAAAAGAAAGTCATCAACAAAGTAGGTGAAAAAATATTTGGAGCTGAATTTCAAGACGACGCAGTTATTCAAGTATTGATTCAAATGATGAAAAAATACGACGAATCAAAATTTGATAAACTTATCAACAAAAGTAAGTCTGAAGTTTACTCAAAGTAAAAACGATAATGGAGATTGGAAACGATCTCCTAGTTTTTTTTTTGTGTTCACTATGTCCGTGCCGTGGACGACGTGTACGACGACGACAACGACGACGACGTGTACGACGTGTACGACGACGACATAAATTAAAATATTTTATGAAAACATTATTAACATTGACGTTCATTGCAATATGGACGTTATTCTTTATCTCACTAAGTGAGAATTTAATTTTATGGCAGTGGATATCGATGTGTCTTGTTCCCGTATGGGCAACGGCATTTCTAACTGTATTACTTGACAACAAAAACGATTTATCATGAACGAATTAATCAGAAAAGCCGACGAGTTAATGATGGCTTGTGAGGCGAACCGAATAGGATTATTGAGCGACGAATGGCTAATAGAGATAGAGGATGCAGCTTTCAAGGAATTGGAGCTAGTGGCGGGCGAGGAGTACGTCGATACTATTAGAGAGTTGAAGTATGCAATCACAAACCCAACGGCATACGAGAGAGCCGACGACCTGAGGAATCATATCATTCCAGAATTACATAAATTCACAAACAAATTTTAGAGTTATGGAAACAAATGAAAAACTAGAATTACTACAAGAAATAATTGATTTTTTAGTAGCAAATGAACAATATGGCGATAATTGGGAAGAACATATTACATTATTAATTAAAATATATAACAACATCACAAACAAATTTTAGAGTTATGGAGACAATAGAATCAATATTACAAGACTTGTTCACAGAGAACACGGGAAAACATTTCTTAGACAGTGGTGGCACTGATGGTAGGCAGTGGCAGAAAAACCAGGTACGAAACTTTGAGGAGGAGGACGAGGGCAAGATTGAGTTTTGGGACGGCAAGTTCGAGTATGTGACTGTAAATACGTATCACTACTTCAAGCAAGTATTAGACAACGACGAGATATGTGAGGCAGTGAACGAAAGACTACGAGAGGAAAATATTCATTGGGTGTCAGATGTTGAATGGGTAGATATTTACGATGCAGTACTTGGTTGGAAATGCGACGGTGTCGAATTGGACAAAGACTTTTACTATTATGCATCTTCTTATTCAGAATTCAAAGGCGAACAGTGGAATACCTACAACGGAGATTATAACACAGACCATATTTTTCAAGGTAGATTTCTGACTATAGCCGACGAGCCGTATGTCTTACTACAGTTACATTTAGGTGCTGACGTGAGGGGTGGATACTCAGACGTTCGTCTGTTCAAATTGGAGGGTCATCTCAGTGGCTTTGTTGATTGCAGTCTATACAAAGACGGAGTTTCAGTAGACTTCAGATATGGCGACACTGAATTGTACAATCACGACACCCATGAAACGAGGTATGTCGATCAAGAGTGGTTGGAGGATAATATAAAAGAAGGAGAGTGGGAAGTTAGCATATATGTACACGATGACCCTTGTATTTATTAATAAACAAAAAACAGTAACAATGGAAATTTATATTAAAGGAACTATCACAATTATTGATAATGAACAAGAAAAAGAAGTAGAATTTTGTATTTCAAATCATGATAGTTGGTCACAATGGGGTGCTGATAAAAGTATATTATGGAAAACAGCGCCAATAGTTGAAAAACTACACCAATCTTTAAATGATGAATTTATTTATAATGATAAAGAAGAATAAAATAACAATGGAAAGTAACAAATTAATAGCAGAGTTTATGGGTAATAATACCATAAGGGTTAATGTGCCATTTGAATATGAGTTAGATAAAGAATTACCAACATCAGGAAATATCTGTAAAACAGTTGAAGATGCAATGGAAGAAGTGCAAACAGAGATTGATGAAGGAATTATAAGCGGATGTGATTTGTGTATGGAAGAGTCTAGTTATCACACCTCTTGGGATTTGCTAATGGGAGGGAAAATGCCTGTAATTGAAAAGATTAGAAAATTATGCGAAGAACCTCAAGAATTAGATGAATTAAAACACGCTTTATTGTGTGTAGATATTGAATCAGTTTATTCCATAATAGTAGAATTTATTAAAGAGTATAACAAAAAAACAATGGAGAGTAACAAATTAATAGCAGAATTTATGGGTCATAAAATAGATTGGGGGTTTAATAAAAATTCAATTTTATATATGCCACAAAAAATTGTAATACCCTACAAAAAACTTAAATATCACACCTCTTGGGATTGGCTAGATAAAGTGGTACACAAGATTAAGGAGGATGATTTAGACTTTGATGTATTGGAAATAGGGTTGCCTATAGATGACACATACGAAGCAGTAGTAGAATTTATTAAAGAGTACAATAAAAAACAGTAACAATGGAGAGTAACAAATTAATAGCAGAATTTATGGGTTGGAAACCTAATGAGCATCATTGGTGCTTAAACGGAGATAAAGACTTACAATACCACACGTCTTGGGATTGGCTGATGCCTGTGATTAAGAATATAAGAAAGTGCATTAATGAAGATATGAGTTTTGCGAAATATGATGATTGGAGGAGAAATTTAAAAAAAATAGACCCTTATGATTACAATAGAGAACAATGCTACAATCAAGTAGTAGCATTTATTAAATGGTATAACAAAAAACAGTAACATGACAAAGCAAGAATTTTTAGAGAGAGCAACGGTAAAGAATCTTCAACAGTTCAGAGGTCACGATGGACAAGGCTATAGTGCGAAGATTTATTTTGACAAGAAGCCAATGTGCGAAGTGTTTGATGACGCTTGGGGTGGCGAACTGAGAGTACACAATATCAAGGATGGTGTCCGAGTTGAGGACATCTACAAACAGATCGACGTGGACAGTTTGTGGAACGAGGAGTGGGAGTGGACAACACCATTGCACTTATTATTGGAAGATGTTGTAAACAAGCACGCTCTGCACAAGGAGATATTCAAGAATAGAACTAAGGGTGTGATATTTGACAGCGAAGACAATTATTCGATCAGAGGGTCGAAGTACACGATTAAGACAACGTTCAAGAAGTACAGTAATGCAAAAGATTTTTATCAAGGCATCATTGACGAGATTGAGGCTGATGGCTTAGAGATTTTGAACGCAGATTATTTAAGAACATTTGGATTAAAAGTAAAATAGTTATGAACAAACATATATGGGAGGGCTGGACAGTCCAAGACTTTATCGACGAGTTAGAGCTAACGTTTCGTTTTCAAACATTCAAGACGAGAGCTGAGGTTCGCCAATGGTGTAAGAATGAGCAACCTTATTACAAAAAGCACATCCCCGAGGTGTGTAATTACTTCATTAAAAAAGCAGGATTATGAACATAGATGAAATGACAAAATGGATTGAGGAGAACTTAGAACCGGCATACGAGGGGTGTGTTAGGAACGGATTATGTGGCACTACGGATGATTTTTATGGGAAAGGTGGGAATGTAGGCATTTGGATTGCTGCCGACAACAGAGACAAGTACAAAGGCGAGGTAATCTACGACTACTATCTTTCTCGTGCTGAAGACCGAACGTTTGGTGTGCTGAACTCGTGGGAGAAGGAGTTGAACGACCGAGGGTGGTATAGTGAGTGGAACGATCCTGGCACGGTAATGATTTGGAAGATTGGAGAATAATTTATTAAAAAAAAAATGTATTAAAATGAATAAGATTACAGAAAAATCGATTGAAGCATTTATCAATGCTAATAAATTCAAGATGAGCAATACAGAAGTAGAGGTACTCCCAAATGTAACCGTCTTGAAGCTATTTGGAAATGAAATTGCGTACAAATACAACGATCCCGACAGAACAATTATGATTACCAATGCAGGTTGGTTTACAAGGACAACAAAGGAACGTCTAAACGGAATCCCAAGTGTACGCATCAATCAAAAGAAGGGTGTATGGTATTTGAACGGTAAGAGGTGGGATGGTAAATTAATTACCCCAAAATGTAACATTTAGGGTAAGTTTACCGTATAATATAGTGTAACAAGACAGCAATTATGTTATTATTCACGTCTCAAGACGTAAAAAACAAAACAGTTATGAGTTATTACATTCCAAAGACCTTACTTGGTACTTCAAGCACGAAGACTTTGAAAGGCGAGAACAAGGGGTACACCACGTACATTATGTACCTTGCCCCACACACAATGAACGACAAAGGTATCAACCTATGTCACTTTGCAAGTGAGGGTTGCAAGAGGGACTGTTTATACAGTTCTGGTCGTGGCAAGTTCAACAGTGTACAGAAAGCACGTATCAACAAGGCGAATTATTACGTCGGAAACCGACGTAAATTCATTGAGCATCTGTTCACTGATATTGAGCGAATCAGAAATCGTCACAAGAAACGTGGCGACGACAAGTATTGCATCCGTTTGAACGGCACGTCTGACATCAATTGGTTACGTCAGCGTATTGATGGTGTGAACATCTTCAAAGAGTTCAATGACGTGCAGTTTTATGACTACACCAAAGACCACTATATGTTATTCCAAAACAGTGAGCCTAACTATCATCTGACGTTCTCTCGACACGAGGACAACCATGAGATAGCCATGAACTTATTGGCTGACAAGGTAGCAAATGTTGCAATGGTATTTGCCAAGGGTTTGCCTGATATGTACAACGGATTCAATACAGTCAACGGTGACCTTGACGATTTGAGATTCCTTGACGATGGACCAGGCAATGTGGTGGCATTGAAGTACAAGACAGCATTATCGAAGCATCCAACTGACTTCGTGATACAATAAATTTGATGTGTATTTTTGACTCTCAGAGGATTACTAGCCTAGGCGTGGCTAGTATTTTATAAAACAATACAATGGAAAAGTTTTTAAAAGACAGAGACATCACACGAGTTGATGCATGGACATCGCCAAGACAAATGCCTTTTGCATACGAGACAGAGACAGCAGATGGGTATACCATATACATTCTAAGCAAAGGATGTGACAATCATATACAAGCAGGTTATGATGGCAACATATACTACTACGAAGATCAGTTTGTAGAGGACTTGCTTGATGCATTGAAGGTAGAGGTTTGCTATGGAGAGACCATTGAGATTTACGAAGAGTTATTGGAGTTGATTGATTGGGATGAATTCTATGCAGAGGAGGAGGAAGAGTAGGTGGGTATGGTAGGTGGGTGGTGTGTATGGCGACGACCGAACCATTGAGGGTTAGGTAGCTGACAATCAACACCTTACCAACTTGCTTACATATTTTACTCGTAACATATATTTATTTTTTTAATATAACAAAAAACAGTAACAATGGAAAGTAACAAATTAATAGCAGAGTTTATGGGTATGGAGTTAGAACATGATATGGTTTGGCTACACGAAAGATTGCATAAGGACTTAATCAGAGGTAGAGATTATTATGAATATTCAGATACAAAAAATGTAGAAGACTGCGATGGACTATCTTGGAACTATGTCTTAGTCGACACTGAGTATCATAAGAATTGGGTTTGGCTAATGAAAGTGGTGGAGAAGATTGAGGACATCAGGTTCACTTTTAAGGGGAATGAAGACCGAATACCAAGGTACAGTGTAAGAGTAGAGAACTATTTGGTAGATATTATCGACAACTATACATCTGAAGAGATATTACATATTGAGGGTGATGATAGACGAGACGCTACCTACAAAGCAGTAGTAGAATTTATTAAAAAGATGAGTAAAGAAGAATTTAATGGAGTATATCAATGCCCTGTCTGTGATTGTCATAACACAGAAGCACAACATGAATTTACTCATATGAGTGAGTGTAATTCTTGTGGATCTGAGTGGATTACAGAAACAGGAGAAGTGACATTTGATGCCTATGAAGATGAGTAATAATATAATAAAGAGATATGTCTTTGTTGGACAAAACAATGCAGTAGTAGAATTTATTAAATAGTATAACAAAAAACAGTAACAAATATGTATACAATAGATTATCAAGGGTACACGATGGATGTAGATTTAGATTGTCATGGTGACATCGAAAGCATAATATTATATCCACAAGAGATAGAAATTATAGAGCTAATGGATGGAAAGAGTAAAGATCTTCTAAAAGAGTTAGGCGAAGAATTCGATTGGATGTTTAACGATTTATCCGATGGAGAACTGTGGAATAAAATCCATAAAGCAATCGAAGATGAAAGAATGGATGGGGAAATGAGTCAACAGATATCGTACTACGAGAGCAGAGGACACGACATGAGTCAATATTATTAAACTAGACAGATGGGGTACCCCACAGGTTACCCCACGACTATTTCTATACGTAAAAAATAATGAGATATGAACAAGAAGGAAACAATTGATGGGTATACATTTAGGTACGACTCAGAAGACAATTTTTATGAGTGCAGAGGTGACGTTTACTATGACGAATACCATGACGAGATGCCCGAACCTGGTTTGTGGAAAGCTGCTCATAAACTTGCAACAAGATTAAAGAATCAAGGCATGGATGTAGATGTAGAGCATTCAGAAAAGGGATGGGTAGAAGTATACATTAACTAAAACGGTAATCAAAATGAAAATAACAGTAAACAAAGAGGCTCGTAAAGAGCGAATGGAAAATGAGATTGACAGAACAATCAAGATAGCAAAAGACAAAGCCGAACAAGGGTTAGAATACTTTACAGTTACCTACTCTGATGGAGTTGACTTGTACAAAATCAGCGACTATGTATACTCAAGAACTGATGGTACAGTTCATTGTAGACAGAGGGGCTTGTGTAATCGTACATCATCAATTAAATATTGTATTAAACTATGAAAGTATTAGAACTATTTGCTGGTTCACGTTCAATCGGCAAAGCATTTGAGAGAGATGGTGCTGAGGTCTTCAGCGTAGACATCGAACCATTTGACAACATCGACCTTGTTAAGAACATCTTAGACGTTCAAGTAAAAGACATACCATTTGTACCTGATGTCATATGGGCATCGCCTCCTTGTACTGCGTTCAGCGTAGCTGCTATCGGTCGCAATTGGGTTAGTGGCGAGGTGTTCAAACCAAAGACAGACAAGGCTGAGTTGGGTATCAAGATACTGAACAAGACCATTGATCTTATCATGGACTTTACCTTGCTGAACAACGATGTAATTTGGTATATTGAGAACCCAAGAGGGAAGATGAGGAAGAGTCCGAGGTGGGACAGCGTGTACAACATAAGACACACAGTCACGTACTGCCAATACGGAGACAGTAGGATGAAGCCAACAGATATATGGACAAGCAATTGGCTTTGGAATCCACGACCGATGTGCAAGAACGGTGATCCATGTCACACGCCAGCACCAAGAGGTAGTCGGACGGGTACTCAAGGATTGAAAGGGAATTATGAGAGAAGTAAAATACCTACACAGTTGTGTGAGGAGATTGTTAAAACATCAAAAGAAAAAAGACATGAAAGTATTAAGTTTGTTTGACGGTATGTCGTGTGGGCAGATTGCCTTAAACCGATTAGGTATAGAGTACGATACATACTATGCGAGTGAGATTGACAAGTATGCAATACAAGTAGCAAAGAAGAACTATCCCAATACGATTCACATTGGAGACGTAATAAAGGTAAAGGCTGAGGACATTGGCGAGATTGACTTGTTGCTTGGTGGTAGCCCATGTCAAGGGTTCAGTTTTGCTGGTCATCAGTTGAACTTTGAAGATCCTCGCAGTAAGTTATTCTTTGAGTATGTACGTTTGTTGAATGAGTTGAAGCCAAAGTATTTCTTATTGGAGAATGTAAAGATGAAGAAAGAGAGTAGAGATGTCATCTCAAAGTACTTAGGTGTTGAGCCTATTGAGATAAACTCTGCATTGGTATCGGCTCAAAGTAGAGGCAGACTTTATTGGACAAACATACCTAATGTAGGTCAGCCGAAAGACAAAGGTATAGTACTAAAGGACATACTTGAAGACGGGTTTGCCACCGACTTGATGACAAATAAAGATGGCAAGTCTCATTGCTTAACAGCAAGATACAATGGTGCAGTTTGGTGGAATAGTATAGAGCGCAGACAGAGAACTATGGTATTAAAAGAGAATCCTACAAAGTCAATCAACGGACTGATAAGAATCGGGACTGCTAATCTGAAAGGTCACGATAGCATCAAGAGAGTGTACTCTGAAGATGGCAAGTCTCCTACTCTCACAACAATGCAGGGTGGACACAGAGAACCGAAGATTGCAATAGATAAAAGTTCATGGAGAAAGCTCACACCCGTTGAGTGCGAGAGATTACAGACAGTACCTGACAACTATACTGATGGCGTATCGAATACGCAGAGGTACAAGATGCTAGGCAACGGTTGGACGATAGACGTTATTACTCACATATTAAAAAATATATTATGATTACAGTACGATTTAATTTAGGAAGAGGAGAAAACTATCAGAAGTGGAAGATTACCTTGGGTAGCGATAGCTTTTATTTTGATCCTAACGAAGTGTTCCTTCGTATGCAAGACTGTAAGCTTGTCAACCAAAAGGGGGCGGCTCAGAAGATATGGGGTGGCAGTAACAAGACTGTTTGTGCTTGGATAAAGTGCAAGAGCCTTACGATACACGAGAAGAAACCCTCGGAGATGGGCAAAAAGGTTTGCTATAATCCAAGACTATTCCCTTTTTGGATGGAAGATGGAGATAACGTAGATGGAAAAGAGTATAGCACTCTCCTTACGTGCGATAGAAATGTTTACACAACAAAACAGACATATGAAATTACCAAAGAAAATAGAATCCATCATCCTCAAGTTTGAAAAGGCTGATGAGTACACGTACATAACGTGTGAGAAATTGAAAAACGATTTAGAAAAACATGGTTGGACTATCGACTACTATCTCGATGCCGAGCCATATGATTTAAGACCATTAAAAAAATAGAGACATGGTAAAAATGTATAGACTTTACAAAATGACAGATTCAAATGAAAGGATTTTCGCAGGAGATTTTGATAGCGAATCAAGAATGGAAAGGTACATCTTAGACAATCAGTCCAGGACTGTTGAGTACGAGATGACAATTGTTTACATTCCAAACCCAATAACACTATGAAGACAGTACTATTAATATTACTAACGTCAGTCATGGCAATGGGTCAGACTGAGCTAATAAAAACCATTACAGGTAGGGCAGTTGTGATGCCGAATGGAACTAAAACAATTCAGTGGGAAAGAAATTATATAAAAATAGTTGCAAAAATACACAACAATCTCCCAAAAAATGTTATCTTACGACACAACATTGAAGTTCAGAGACATGGAGCGGTTCAAGTGGTATCTATGCCAAGGAATATCGTCTTTGTACGTGGTGTTGAAGTTAGAGAAACAGTAACATGGGAAGTTTATTACCCGAAAGGGACAACACTTTTAATCAAGAGATCAAATGGAGATGACGTTTAAACAGTACGCTAGAAGATGGGGTGGACTCAAGCTAAATAAGTTTATTGAGAACGCCCCCTACAATGGGTCGATGTTCAAAAGAGAACCCATACAAAGAATGCACGTTCTTGACACTGTCAAGAGAGACCACAAAAAGGTATGGACATTACTACAAAAGGGTAGTAAGCTTGTCATCTCAGCAGGTGACATTGTATCAAGAGAGACAGTAGGAAACTTTATTTCAAAGAAGCCTTGGAAAGAGAAAGGCTTAATAATTAAACTTAAATAATATGAGAGATTTTTTCAAAGGAACATACAATTGGTTCTACTTAGCAAATGCAGCGGGTACGATGCAAGACCTAAATGAAATAAAAGCATCGGGCAGAATATACCCTTGGGCATTCGATGCAATGGAGACAACAATCGACAGGTCGATCGATAAATTCTTTAAACATGCAGACTTAAATTATTTACCATGAAAATATACTTAACAATAATGGGGTGTTTGATTTTTACATCCATCCTAATGGACACAGACTGCATCATCGATCATCACGTTGAGACAGACGTACACGCTGGTCGCAATGAGACCACAGATGACAAGGAGTACACCGAGGATCGTACACCTAAAAACAGAAGCTGGTTGACAAGTTCTGAGTGGAAAGGAGAACACCTATCTAGCTACAAGGAGAAGAAGAGGTTCAAAAAATGGAAGGAGCAACACATCAGTGACTTTATTGCATGGCTGAAGGTATCTGCCAAGGAAGAATCCAAGGTCAGTGGTATACCATATCAGTTGTATGTCGCACAGAGTATACTTGAGACACAGTACGGTACGAGTAGGCTATGCAAGGATGCAAACAACTACTTTGGACACAAGTTTAGAGGGAACAAGGAAGACCGGAAGATGTTTTTGGTTGCTTCTGATGACAGTCCAACAGATAGGTTCACAAGATACAAGAGTTCTTGGTGGTCTATGAGGCATCACAGTAAGATACTGAACGGTCGCTATCAAAAACGTATAAAAGGAGAGCCGACTATAGACAAATGGGTGGATTGCTTGTGTGGTGGACGTACTATTCAGCAGAGCCAAGCATACGTCAACGGTGGTGGTATGGTATACGCTACATCATGCTACAAAGGTAATGTCAGCTACGCACAGAAACTAATTAGAATCATTAAAAAGTATAAGCTATGAAAGTAAAAATAGAATTAGATGTATTGCATTTCATGTCTATATTAAACTTGTTAATAGAAGCAGATAAAGGTATTGAAGAAGTACCTACCAACAACTTAGAGTTCGCTCTATTACAAGAAGCATGTAAACAAGTAAACGAACAATTCCAAGACCAATATACAGAGGGAATGGGTTGTGAGTTTGAGATGCAGTACCAAATTAGAGAATTATTATTTAACACAGAAATTTGAAAACAGTATGGCAAAAGTACCTTTATTTATCAGCGAGTTAAACGCTTCATCAATTTACTATTTCTTAAAGTTCACACGAACAAAGCTTGTCGAAGATGACGAGAATACATTCGGAGAGAAGTTATTGGTTGATGCAATTGATGAGTACATTGAAGAGTTTGAAAAACACAATGACATTGAGATTATATCTTCTCGTGTAAGTGATGAGTTTCAAGCCAAGGAAGCAGTCTTTGATTTAGTTAACAGAGATCATGGAAAAAATTAATCCACATACTCTCCTGAACATTATGCGAAAGTATAAGGTCAGGAGGGTTTATGTCTCTGACAAGGGTGTTCACTTATCGTATACACCCAATGCAAAGATGTATACAAAAAATCAAATAATAAGTATAATAAACGAAACATTACAGTAGATAAATCGTATAATATATTATAACAAAACGTATTTAAAATGAAGTTAGAAATCTTTGAGTCATACACTGAAGCTGTATGCAAAAAAATGGGAGTCTCCCAAGATGAATTATTCTCAAAATCAAAAGACAGGTATATCACTGATGCTAGAGCATTGTTATTTGCTTTGTGCGATAGACGAGGTATGCGTAAGACAGCTATTCAACGATTGTGTAACATGAGAGGTGCTGGAATAAGCTACACTGCAATCACAAATTCAATAAGACGTAACACTCGAATAAGTGAAGATGATGATTACATTCGTTTAATGGAAAGAATAGAGAATAATGTTTGAAGAAGTATGGAATCAAGCGTGTAATTTACGCTCAATACCTTTAGATGGATTTGGATACCAAGGACGTTTGGTAAAAGGAGTTAAAATTGTAAGAGACAATGATACTCAAGAAGTAAAAATATACAATACGTCCCTTGGTGGAGATTTCTACAAGGAGGTAACTAAAGAACAGTACAAAGTATTCGAAGCTGAAGGATGGGAAGCTGGTGTGCAGTCAGTACAGATCGCTAATCTAAAACGAAACATTCGTGACAAGATACGACTCATGCATCAGGAACCAACCAACGGTAGAAGAGTAAAATTATTTCAAAACAAAATCAAAAAGTTAAAAGATGAGTTACAACAAATTGAGGCAGGTAGACATAAATCACCTCATTGAAAAAAAGGGTAAGCAAGATTACTTATCATGGGCGAATGCATGGAATCAATTAAAGACCATGTATCCCGATGCACAACGTGAAGTTATTTTAGATGAGCATTCAAATAATTGCTTGTATAATCACGATGGAAGGACTGCATGGGTTACAGTTAAGGTAACTGTAGATGGATTGTCACACACTGAGCATCTGCCTATCATGGACTACAGAAACCAATCAATAACACTGGAGAAGATTACATCGTTTGATGCTATTAAAACTATTCAGAGGTGTACAGCCAAGGCTATTGCACTACATGGGTTAGGTATTAATCTTTGGATGGGCGAGGACACTAAGGTAGACCAAGCTAAACATACATCAAAGACTACAGAGAAGACTCGCCCTAAGAAAGGAGACAAGGCTTGGAAGGACAAGATTGTACCTTGGATTAGCAAGAACAAAGACAAGATGTCTCTAGAGCAGGTCATCAGTACCCTTCAGAAAGGATACTTTATTTCAGCATCACTAAAAAAGCACATTGAAGATGAGTACAATTCTAAATAAACTGAAAGACAACAATGAGTACTACCATGGAGTGGGTAAGCAGTACCTGTCAAACTCCGACATTGGAGCATTACTTAATAATCCAAAACTTTTTGGTGTATCTCGTGAAGACGATGTCAACCTAGCAAAAGGTAGGCTATTCCATGAGATGCTACTTGAGCCTGACAAGGTAAATGACTTTCCTTCTATTGATGTGAGCAGTCGAAACACTAAGAAGTACAAGGAGGCATTAAATGATGACACTCCATTTATGCTGCTAACTAAAGATGTTAATGAAGTGAATGGATATGTTGATGCAGTCAATGGTAACTTTGATTTTTGGAGTTTAATAATTGGATCTGAGCATGAAGTACCTGCCATTGGAGAGTTTTTTGGTGTACAGTGGAAAGGAAAGGCTGATATCGTAACAGAGACAGACATCTACGACCTAAAGACTACACGTAATATCAAGGAGTTTAGGTACAGTGCTAGACGTTACAACTACGATAGTCAAGCGTACATATATCAACAGTTATTTGATAAACCAATGACGTTTTTAGTTGTATGCAAGGAGACATTGCAGACCGGCTCATTCAATTGCTCTGATGAGTTCATTGCAGGCGGAGAGGAAAAGGTAAAAAGAGCGGTTGAAGTGTACAATCGTTTCTTTGGACCGGATTCTGAAGAGGATATCAACTCGTATTACGTCACAGATACCCTCTAATTTTAATTCTAAGAGACTTTCTACCCCTTAGTGGTATGAATAGTCAGTTTAATATTTTTATTTCTTTACAATCAAAATTTCAAAACATGAGTGAGAAAATTTATGTCGGCAGTGGTGTCGAAAAATTCGATGGAGACCTGGTAGAGATATCAGTATGCCTATCTGACCTACCAAAAGAGTTTATGTTCGAGTACAATAGCAAGAAGTACATCAAGCTAAAGGTCGGTAAGAAGAGAGAAGAGGATCAGTACGGTAAAACACATCACGTATCTGTTGACACGTACAAACCAAAGAAGAAAGAAGAGGAAGATGATTTCCCTTTCTAAGACGAGTGACGGAGGAGACGAAAATTCTCCTCCTTACTCTTTCTCTATTTACTATTCTTTTTTTTATTTTTATTTATACTTCCCGTGAAGAAAAAATCGTCATAATTGACAGTATATTGAAAACCAATAAGTTAAACGTCGTAAAATCGGAATGAAAATGTCGAAAATCGTCACAATCTTTAAAAATATAAAGGAAGTTAATACTCCCTTCCATAAAAACATATCGTTTGTCCTTGAAAGAATTAAGACTGGTGCATCCAAAAATAGGATTAAAGACATCAGAAAATGTAAAGACAAAGCCAAGAGACAAGAACTAAAAAAGGGGTTACCTGCCGTATGTTTTAGTGGTAAATTCAATAAAAGAAACTCAGAATCTATAGAAGAACACAGTGGATTTATATGCCTAGACTTTGATGGATATGAGAAACAGAAGGATCTATTAATTGATAAAGAGAGATTCACAAAAGACAAGTATGTATATGCTTGTTTTATATCTCCATCTGGTAATGGTCTAAAGGTTATCGTCAAAATACCAGAGGAAGAAGAAAATCATGTAAATTATTTCAAGGGGCTAGAGGCGTACTTTGACTCTAAGTATTTTGATAAGTCATGTAAGGATATATCTCGTGTATGCTATGAGTCATACGATCCATTGATACATATAAACGAGAATTCAAACACTTGGGATATCCTAGCTGACATTGAGTACAAGGAAGTTACAGTCACAGAAAAAAGAACGATACCAATAACAGATGAGAACAAAATCGTTGATATCCTCATAAAATGGTGGGAGCGAAAGTATCCTATGACAGAAGGACAGCGTAATCAAAACTGCTACATACTTGCAATGGCTCTCAATGAGTATGGTGTCAGCCGGTCTCTTGCCCAGTTTATTTTACATCAATATGAATCTAATGGATTTAGTCGTAGAGAGATAGACAGAACTATCGAGTCAGCATATAGTAACACAGCAAAGTTCAATACCAAGTATTACGAAGACGATGAGTTAGTAACATACGTTCGTAATCTACGCAAGAAAGGATACAGTCGTAGAGAGGTGAAGATGGAGTTTGAAAAAAAAAATATAGATGGGGAAGCCGTAGACAACGTTATAGACACGCTAGAGAACGAGCAAAAAAATCAACAGTTTTGGGTCATAACAAAGAAAGGAAATGTATCAATCGTACACATCGCATTTAAAAACTTTTTAGAAGAGAATGGTTTCTATAAGTTCTGTCCAGAGGGTGGTAGGAACTATGTATTTGTAAAGGTAACTAACAACCTAATCGACCATACTTCAGAGAAAGAGATAAAAGACTTTGTGTTAAACTACTTAATTGACTTAGGAGATAGCTTTGTGTATAACTATTTTGCTGATAAGACACGATTTTTCAAGGAAGACTTTCTGTCTCTACTATCAACTATAGACATATACTTTATTGAGGACACTAAGGACACTGCGTATTTATACTATCGAAACTGTGCAGTAAAAATAACAAAGACATCCGTAGAATCAATTGATTACTTTGATTTAGGAGGATACGTTTGGAAGGACCACGTTATTGATCGTAGCTTTAAGATGTGCAAGGTTGGTGATTGTGACTACAAGAAATTTGTAAATAATATATGTGGAGGAAGCGAGACACGTATTACATCAATGGAATCTACGATTGGATTTCTGATGCATGGTCACAAGAATCAATCATTCTGCCCAGCTGTGATACTTAACGATGAGGTTATATCAGATAACCCTGAAGGAGGTACAGGTAAGGGACTTTTTATGAATGCACTTGGTCACATGAAGAAAGTAGTTACTATTGATGGCAAGTCCTTTAACTTTGAGAAGTCATTCGCATATCAGCTAGTGTCAGCAGATACACAGATACTAGTATTTGATGATGTTAAAAAGAACTTTGACTTTGAGCGTCTATTCAGTGTCGTAACAGAGGGTTTGACACTAGAGAAAAAGAATAAGGATGCAATCAAGATACCATTCTCTAAGTCACCAAAGATAGCTATCACTACAAACTATGCTATTCGTGGTGCAGGTAATTCATTTGCTAGACGTAAATGGGAGTTAGAACTACATCAGCACTACAACAAAGCATACACACCTTTGGATGAGTTTGGTAGGTTAATGTTTGGTGATTGGAGTGAGGATGATTGGTGTCAGTTTGATAACTATATGATACAGTGTTTACAGTACTACATGACTAATGGTTTAAAAGAAAGTTCGTTTGTAAATTTAAAAATTCGACAGTTATCAGCAGAAACAACTCACGATTTCATTGAGTGGTGTGGTCTTATTGAGGGTCAGGTTGGTTGCGATCTTTTACAGTTTGACACAAGGATATACAAGCACGATTTGTATAATAAATTTATTGACGAGTATCCTGACTACGCACCCAAGGCAAAGATGACTATTAGTAGAACAAGATTTTATAAATGGCTTAAATCATTCTCTTCGTTTAGCACAAACAAACCTTTAGAGGAAGGAAGGGATACGATTGGGCGATGGATTATATTTAGGAAAGATGAATAAAAAAGCACTACTACTAACGGCATTGATTATGTCTCTTATCATCCTACTGATGTTTAAGGAGTACAATATTCGGAAGGAGGTTAGACACGTACCTCTGACTGACGTACCTATTCAGTACAGCTGGGAAGGTGAGGGATATGACACTGTTGTTTATACCGAGAGAGAAATTAATTTATGTTACTAAAATTTAATCAGATGGATGCAAAAGATATAGTATATGGATTGATACTAGTAGGATCATTGATATTTATTGCCTTCACTTCAACTATTGTTTACTTTGAAATGGAAGGAAATGAAATAATACATAAACATACAGAAATGAAAAAGAAAGTAATACTAACAACAGACAGTCGTAAGCATTTTTCACTAGAGCCTAATGACACTGGGCTTTCTGTGGAGTACACGGACACCTTGAGCCATTTTAAAATAAGGCTTACTAAAGAAGAGGCTATAAATATATTTGAAGAAATAATTAAATACGTAAAAGAAGATATACATGGAATTTAGAGACTATCAAAAAGAGATAATTAAAAAAGGTGTTAACATAATTAATAAGTATAGTTTTCTTTACTTGGCAATGCAAGTTAGAACTGGAAAAACCCTAACATCCCTAGGTATAGCTGAAGCGATGGGATGCAGAAATCTACTGTTCATAACAAAAAAGAAAGCAATATCATCAATCGAAGATGACGTATCAAAGCTATGCCCATCGTATGTGACCTTTATTAGAAATTATGAGTCATTACACAAGCTGCCGGATAAGGTACAGTTTGACTTTATAATAGTTGATGAGGCTCACTCAATAGGTGCGTATCCTAAACCATCTGGTAGATCAAAGAAAGTTGCTGAACTTATACGCAAACATAGACCACTGGTTATCCTTATGTCGGGAACGCCAACTCCAGAGTCATACTCGCAGATGTATCATCAGGTATATGGTATATTAAAAAATCCATTTAAGAACTTTAGAAACTTCTATCGATTTGCAGATGTGTATGTCAACAAGAAACAAAGAGTAATAAATGGTAGAACAATAAATAACTATGACGATGGAAAGATGGACATAGTGAACAAGATGAAACCCTACACCATAAACTACACACAACAGGAGGCGGGGTTCGACTCTAGCGTAGAGGAGGAGGTGCTATGGGTTCGCCCAAACCCAATCGTTGAGGAATACGTTAAGGAGCTGAAGAAGGACTTGGTCATTACCATCGATGACAAGTACGTCCTTGCTGACACGCCTGTAAAGCTGATGCAGAAAACACACCAGCTATGCTCAGGGACTGTCAAGTTTGAAAATAAATCAGCAACAGTTATTGATACATTCAAGGCTCAATTTATAAAGGACTACTTCAAAGGTAAGAAGATAGGAATATTCTATAAGTTCAAGGCTGAACTAGATGCACTGAAGACGGTATTTGGAGATAATCTATGTACAGAGATACATGAGTTTGATAATACAGATAAGAACATTGCTCTTCAGATTGTATCTGGTCGTGAAGGAACAAAACTAAGTAAAGCTAAATACTTGGTATTCTATAATATAGACTTCAGTGCTACATCATATTGGCAGGCACGAGATCGTATGACAACTAAGGATCGGAAACACAATAAAATATATTGGATATTTTCAATTGGAGGAATTGAAAAAGATATTTATAAAAGTGTAACAAATAAAAAGGATTATACGTTAAAACATTTTCGTAGAGATTTCTTAGATTTGTAATATGACTGAGCAAAAAATCCAATCGAAAAGAATCAAGCAATTAGAAGCTGACGGCTACTACGTAATCAAGCTCATACAGACTAATAAAAATGGAATTCCCGATTTGGTGGCAATAAAAAAAGACTGCCAATGCGTTCTATTTAGTGAAGTAAAGACACCAAAGGGAAAGTTGTCTAAGCTTCAAGAGTACCGATTAAAACAACTTGATGAACATGGATTTAAAACTGAAGTATTCAGAGGGTAGCATTATCTTTGAAACAGAAGAGTCGTTTATAGATGAACTAGAAATACTAGGAGATCAATACATTTACGACATCTTAATGCAGATGAAGGACCTCTGCCATAACCTACCAAACAAAAAAGGAGAACTACAAACTTACGGAGGTGTGTCCCACGAGGATACGCCTTTGTTTTTTGAAATAACAGTTCTTAAAGAAAAAAACAGCAAACCCTATTTTTTGGAGATAGTTCAAACATCAACAGATGAGTACTTGGACTATGTCTTGACAAAACAAACCATTAATCAAATAACATCTCGTGAAACTAACAGCTTATGAAAAGGAACGGCTGATCTATATTAATAGAACTATGGACGAGCTTCATAATAAGCTCAACGCAATCTATGAAAACCTAGTCGATGGGAGTACCAATGAACTAGCACTAGAGATTGTATGCATGATTGCAGATTTACAGATGTTATTAGAATCAACAAAAGAATGAAAAAGAAGACAAATAGACCACGTATGCCAAAGTGGTTTAACCCAGAATACGCAGACTTCTTCCGAAAGAATCTGACGCAAGTAGAATTTGAGTCGTGGATGCAAGCAAAAGATGGTATGATCGATGAAGTTCTTTCACAGGGTATCAACCCACAGGACGTATCACACTATTGGTACAAGGGTAAGAACTATTCGATATTTGCCAAGAAAGACAAGCTTGATTTCAACGAACTAACTGATGGTTTAATACTATCAATTAAGGACTATGCTCCTAAGTTTGATAAGATAGATAGACCGGCAGTAGACAACTCATTATTATATTGCATATCTCCAACCGACTCACACTTTGGAAAGCTAGCTAGAGCATACGAGACAGGATCTGAATATAATTTAGAGTTGACTAAAGAAAAATTTAGACTAGGCGTAAATGGTTTGATGAAGTACGTAGATGGGCTTCCTATCGACAAAATAATTATAGTAGGGGGAAATGATGTCTTGCATACAGATATGTCCAACAGCACAACAAAGGGAACACCACAAGATACATCAGGTATGTTTTATGATATGTTTAATACAGCCTTTACTGCATACATAGATATGATCAACCTACTACTACAGAAAGCTGATGTGATGTACATCCACTGTATGAGTAATCACGACTACCACGCTGGATGGTATTTTAGTAAGGCACTTGAAGCATACTATACTAACAACACCAACATTACATTCAATACGTCACCATCGCATCGTAAGTACGTACAGTATGGTCTAAACCTTCTAGGCTTTAGTCATGGCGATGGAGCTAAAGATAATGTCCTTGTAGACCTAATGAAACGAGAATGTAAGAATGCATGGTCAAAGTCTAAGTTTGGCTATTGGTATCTTGGACACTTACACCACCATATCAGAAAACAAGACAATAAGATAATAGGTAAGGATCAAGCTGATGTAATGATGATACGTGGCAGTGAGAAAGATATACAAGATAAGGTACAAGTACAGTACCTACGATCAATATCGGGAACGGATAGCTACCATCATAAGTTTGGTTACGATAGCCCCAAAGCAATGGAATCATTTCTTCACCACCCTGTAGAGGGACAAATAGCTAGGTTTACAAAGTTTGTATAATGTACTAGATTAGTAAGCCCAATCAGCATCCCCTAGAAGCTCCTCCGAGTCAAGCCACCAATCGTCCCACTGAGCATTCTCAGCAACCTTCCAGTCAGGAATCTTCTTGATAGCATCCTCTGTGACTAGTGACATCGGACACCATTTTAACCTATTGTTAGGATAGACTGCTATCTGACCATTCGTGAGCTTGACAACATTCATCTCTTTATGCTCCTCTAATAGCTCAGAGTCACCTACGTCCATGTAACCTAGACCTTGCTTCTCAGGCATGCAATCTAACGTAAACCAATAGTGTCCTTGAGCGATTTTACCACCACCCATATTTACAACCATAGGTACGTCTTGTAGCTGTGCTTTTACAAACAACTCAATGTCACCGGATAAGCACTCCCACATCTGTATTTTATGAAGAGGTAAGGGTTTATGTTCGCTCTCTGGCTTAAACCAATAAATACAGTGTGGTGGCACTTTATCGTAGCAGGCAGCATAATCATCCACCCAAACTTGAAAGCACAGTGGTCGGTTTCTCAATGCCCTTACAGAGACTAGCCATGCCTTCTCCCACTCATTATCTGGACCACCCCATGCATCTTTTCTTACATACACCCTTGCTTTTGGTAGATTTACATTTCTCATCCTACCTTTTCTTTTTCTTTCGCAAGCATCTCCCATGCTCTACCTAATCTTGTTAGACCTATACCACCTCCGAATCGTGGGAAAAATTTATAAGACAAGAACTCTTCTAGCTCTGCCTCTACTCTTTCTTTACCAAACAATTCAAATAGTTTCTCACAGTACGTGCCATCCATAATGGTATAGAAAAAGTTTCTCATCTCTTCAGGATTACAACTGCGTTCAGCAGTACCAAATGTTTCTTGTCCGTATAGAATGATGTCACACTTGTTGAACTTTCCATCACCTATGTATCTCATATTCCAAAACGGAGATGTTCTAATAGGAAATGTTTCTAATGATATTGAATGACCCACCTCTTGCCACATTCTAGCTTCATGCTCATCTTCTAAAATAGGAGCGGCATATCTTTCACTTGTTGTATTGTAGTCAAGCTGTTTAGGTGTGTTAAATCCTAAGTACTCTACAAGCTCTACATTTAGCTTTCTAAGCTCATCAAAGTCTCCTTTGGACTCAAACTCAAACATAGGAAAAATCTTCTCATGTCTCCCCGGTATAGGCTCTTTCTCATTTCTATAGGATGTAGAAACACAGAAGCATCCTTTCCAATGAGGATTCTTTAGTAGCTCATACTCTAGCCACATCTGTCCTGTTTGTGGTAGCGGCCAGACAAGTCCATCATATTCAAACGTTGCAACAGAATGAGGGTTCTCACATGCTGCTAAAATTGATTTTCTACTTTGTGAAGGTACTTCTATGTAGCCTTTAGATAAAAAAAAATCTCTCAGTTTCTGAGTAATTTCGTGGTAAGTTACTGTTTGTTTCATTGTATATAATTTTTCGGAAAATTAAGAATTTTTTTATTTCTTTTTAACACATTAAAGATAATTTTTTCTTATTTGCGTCCTCCTTCTCCTTTGCGACCTCTGTTTACCGATGGTTTAACAAATCGCCCAGTTGCATGATCATAGTCCTTGCCTTTTATCTTCAGTCCCTTCTTAGCTGCTTTGCGTCTAATACGTTTCAACTCAGCTCTCTTCTTGAGACCGGCTCTACTTGTGCTTCTCTTTACGTCCTGCTTTAGCTTCTTTTTGTAAGATTTTTTACCTTTAGCGGACTTGTAATACTTCATTGTTTTTCCTGGCATAGTTAATCTATTTTTTCGTCACTAAAATCAATTATCTCATCACTAAAATTTAATCTTTCATCTAAAATAACTGACTCTGAAAATGAGTCTTCCGTCTTTTTAGTTTTCTTTTGCTTTCTGCGTTTTTTCTTTGCATTTTTTTCAATCTTACCTCCATTTATGGCATATTCTGAATAGTTAGCAAATCTAAGAGCCTTTTCTCCTAAAGGCATCGTTTCCCAATCGTCGTAAAGTTTCATATAGTTATCAACGAATCTAGCAGTTCTACTTGTTGGTAAACCAAGAACTTCACCCAATAATAATTCCATTTTAAACATATATTTTTTCTTCTTTTCATCGGTTTTAGCATTGGAGTACTCCTTGTAATTTCTACCAATATCTGCCATAACCTGTAAACTTGGACTTAACTTTAAATTACCTGCCCAAGGATATCCCAAAGCAACATCTTTAATTGTATTTAGAATATCACCGGCTATAAAGAAACTATTAAAATTACCTAAAAGCGCAGCCCAAAATAGTTTATCTGTATCTTCTTCCTCCCAATCTCTAGCTATACCGGGAAGTGCAAGAGCAACATATTGAAACAATGCTGGAGCTAACATATGATATGTAAAAACAGTTCTTAATCCCTCAAATACTTCTTTTGGTCTAAAGTTTTTAATACCTCTACCTATTTTCTGAAAACCAGATACCTCTTTACGTAGGTATTGTTTCTGAGCTGTCATGAACAATGAGAATCCTCTTACAAATACATTATCTGTTGTTTGAAAGTAGTCTCGATCCTGAACATCAGATGACTGCTGAGTGGTCTTGGTATCTTTTTCAAATTTCTTTATAGCGTAATCAATCGCTCTTTGTTCATACTCTTTCTGTGTCTCCCCTTCTTGGGCTTGATTTTTCTTTTTAAACTCGTTTTTGTAGAATCTATAATTTGGAACACCACCTAACATAATCGCAGCTTTATCACCTTCTCTCGTTAATGTCAACATGAAGTTACCAAAATCAGCACCAAATTGCTTATAAGCTCTATCTGGAAATAACTGAACCAAATCACTGCTAGAAAAAGAAGAAATACTTCTCAATAAAGTGCTATTCGAATCGTATCTATTTTTTATATAACTAGAGTTTTCAAATATCTCTTTAACTGAAGTTTGATATTCTGGTATAAAATTATTTATAAAAAAAGCAGGATTATACTTGCCACTGGTTATCTTCCTAGCAAGCTCTAAGCCTAATTCAGGTGTTGAAGCCAATAAATTAACACCCCAGTTTATATACCCAATATCATCAGCATATGTAACTGAAGATGTTAACTGCTTTAAAAATATAGGTATAGACAAACCACCAATTTTACCATATACAAATGCTTTTTGAACAGCACCAAATATACCACCATCATTGGTAGCACCGTTTCTATTTATCACAGCGACATACTCATTTACAAACTTCCTAAAACTATTACCGTACATTTGGTCTATAGCCTCCGTTACTTGCTTCTTTGCCTTCCCCGGTCCCATTTCTCCAAAAACACTGTTAAGCTTTCTAAGTGGCTTTGCATACGCTCTGAAGTATTCCATATCTCTTACATATGTAAAAAGTGCTTTGTTTATATCAATTTTCTTGATTGCATTTGCATTCTTCCTCCTTTGTTTTGACTGAGCTGGACCTCCATATACGTAGTCGAAGTTTTTCATACGATCAAAAATATCATAATTCTGATCTTTATCATTCTCTCGATATACCCTACCTGCATACTTTTGGCTATACTCCATGTTTGTGAAATATAAATCCTTGTATACATCATTATACCTATTGTATACAGAAGGAAAGAATTCATTGACTTGCCAATCAGCAAACGCAACCAACTCTGGAGCTTTTTCCTTTAACTCTAAGAATATACTTTTCATAGAGCTATCACTAAATCCATTACCTTTTTGAAAACCTGCGTGTGTTTCGTCGTTTTTATATTGATTATACCAGTAAGCTGCTTGACCTAATGTTATTGTTTGAATTTTATACTTTTGGTGTTTTTTTCTGAAAGATTCTTGATCTATAGAGTGAAGATCATTGTAGTTTTTTGCCGTTGGAAACATTTTCCTAACATCTCTATTTACCTCATCCATAGAGTATTGCTCTGAGAATGTTATAGCTGTTTTTCGATTTAGGCTTTGGTATTTTCTAGCTTTCAACTTCCAACCTTTTCCAATTATCCGCTCCATAGCATCCATGAGTACACCATTCAAATACAATTCTCCTTCTTTGTTCATTAAACTAGCATCATCTAATTCATTTGTAAACTCTTGCTGGAACTGCTGACCCATTACAATACTAGGTGCTTTACATAGCTTGTCCATTACATTATAAAAAGCCATGTTGCTATACATATATTTATTTAATGCTCTTATTATATACTCCATGACATTTCGTATTTCAGAACCCACGCCTTGAGTACGCAAAGGCATCAAAGAACTGTTTTCTTGTTCCACTCTAGTCATTATGTCAAGGAACATGGTATTGTCATTGTCAAATCGGTTTTGATTCTCTGCTGTTAAGTCTTTATATGTTTTTTCTTCTAAATTAAAATCAGGGGGTGTTTTTTTGGTTTTTTTAGCTTCTTCAGTTTCTTTAGTTTCTTTACTCACATAATCTGACTCTTGTGTGTATTGGCTTTGAACTAATTCTGTCAACTCAAAGAATTCATCAAATTGTGGGTACTCCTTTCTGAATCTTTGCTTTTCACTCTCTGTTAATTCGCTATACTTTTTCTTCTGTTTCTTTTTGCCTCTAAAAAAAGTAGATGGAAGTGCAGCAACTAAACCATTTATTTTAGACATACTAGTTGATTTCGCCTCATCTGTTTTTTGCTTGTTCTCAATAGCGGCTCTAACATCATCCTTTGTCATTCCGTCAAAAACATTGCCTTTAGACCTCTTGCCATATGTCAATGAAATCCAAGTAAAAATCTGATCAACAGCGGTTGATGTCTTTTGCTCTTGTATTTTTTCTTGTAAGGCACTTCTACCGCTTTGGTATAACTGAATAAAGTTTTCCTTAAAGTCTTCTAAGTTGTTAATCTTGGTAGGATTGGTGTCTTCAACTAACATAGATTTAGCATAAGACAAAAGTATAGCATCAACTGAATCGTCTACTTTTTCTCGAATAGCCTTTTCATCCAACTGTGTTTCTGCTTCTGCTTTTTCTAAAGTCATTTTCTCTATCCTCTCCGATAAATTGTTAACATACTCTAGTATTGCATCTGTATCTTTTTTCTTGGCTAATTCATCTATTTGTTCAACACCATCCTTCACCCTTTGTATATTACCTTGCCAAGGCAATCCTACTACACCAACAATCCTACCGTCTCTCAACTTAACTTCTTTAACTTTCATTAAGTTCTTGATGTCTTTCTTCAGTTTATCAACCTGAAGTTTTGTGATTGTTTCCATTATATCAGACTCAACCAATGGGACTATACTCTCTGTATTCGCATTGTCAATTTTTTTAAGAAGCTCTTTAACTACTTTATTGTTTATAGTAACATTTGATGGAAGCATTTCTATGACAAACTCTTTAACAGCTTTTCTAGCCCTTTTTATCTCCATCCCACTAACTTTCTTCATCAGAGTAGATTGCCTTATCTTTATAAACTTACCTACTTTAGCGGTTGTTTTGATTAGTTTTCTTATTTCACGATCCATTACGAGTGCATCCGACTGATTAGCTGGATACTCTTTTTGAGACCGCATAAAGTCAATCACCTCTTTAGATATCTGATCAGTTGATTTTGGTAATAGCAGTTTTGAATTTTTATCAGTTAAATTTTCCCGAAAATCTTCTATTTCTTTCTTTCTCTTAGCTGCTATTTCTTCTATATACTCAGTTCTTCTTTCAAAATATTGGTCATCTGTTTCGTTCTTTTTTCTGCGTAATCGCTTTGGAGAATAATACCTTGCATAATAAGCATCTATTTCAGCGGTTTTTTGCTCTACTCTTTGTTCAATTTGGTTTTCGGTTAAACCCTTTCTTCTAGCATTAGCCGCTACAATCTTATTCCTATATGCATTTACCTTTTTAAATAAATCTATGCTTTTCTTAGTTCGAGCAAATACATCAGGCATGACATTAAGATACTTCTTATCGATAGACATTACACGATCAACCAATGAAGCACTATATCCTAATTTATTTACCAAGAATTCTTTTATAGCCGTCTCAGGAGATCGGGTTAATCTTCCATCCGCAATTATGGACGTAATCATAGCCATCTCTACTCTATATCGATACCTCTTTTTGAGATCCTTTATTCTCTTCCTTATGGCTTTTTTCTCAGACTCGAGCTTTGTATTTTTTAGCTTATCCCTCAAGCTACGAACTAGGGCAAGATTATTAGCATCTTTTTCAATTTGCTTTTTACTCTTAACCTTTACTCTTCTAGTTTTTACCTCTGCAGGCTTAATCTTCCTAGCACCAACTTTTTGAGACCTTACGGTATTCCCATCTGTATTCAACGTGAAACCTATTTTAGCTGCTTCTTTCTTTGTAATCTTTTTACCTCTTGCAACTTTTCGTGCCAATGTGTTCAATAAGTCTAATATCTCATTGTCATTGGTCTTGTTAATCTTTATGGGTATGTTAAAAGTATCGAATAAGCTTTGAAGAAAATCAGCAATACGCTCTTTTACCGTTGGAGTAGCATTGCGATAGTTGTCGGTAAGAATACCAAAATACTCAGAGTTGTATTCTTGATTGTTGTCCTTTGTCCCAGACTCATCCAACGCAGCCTCTAACTCAGCTTTTGTCTCGGGATCTATCTGACCTTCGATGGCACTTCTTATTTCAGCTGCTTTTTCTTCTGAAACACCAAGGGCATGCTTCATCTCGTGTCCTACAGTCGTCCCTGTTGCCCTCTGTTGGTTTATATGAACATAAACTTGCCCATCAATTATTTTTGTTAATCCTGAGTCGTTTTTTTGACTCTCATCAGTTGTCTCTTTATTAAATGACTCATCATTTCTATGAAGAATAATTTTGACATTTGGTAAAACTTTCTTAAATGCTTTTTTTGCATTATCAATCATTCCTTTTACAGCACTATTTTTATACTCCTCTACAGCCTCTTCTGACTGCTCACCCACAGCAGATACACCTTCATCTACTTCAAATAGCTCACTGACACTACCTGTCTCGTCAGATTTCTCTATTTTTGACTCAGTTGCTAAACCACCATCAATCAACTGCTGACCACTGAAAGTTAACGTTACCGAACCGTCCTCAGCCTCTTGAGTTTCTTGCGCTTCCAAAGAAGAAACACCTTCAGGTACACTCTCTTGGTCTTGGAATGTCATGTCGTAGGTGTCTTCAGGGTACACCGTCAACTCATCAGTGCCTATTTTAGATGGATCAATCACTTCATTCTGATCCGCAGCATTCAACTCAGCCTCTACTGTCAATAACTCCTCTATATTTTTTTCTATCTTGTTCGCTTCAGCTAACTTATTATTTTTAATAATAGATAGCTTAGAATTTTGAGACGCTAACTTTGCTTTGTTTCTTCGAACTAATAATCTAACAATATCTTTTTGCTTATCAACACTAATGTCTTGAGGCATACCATCCAAACCTGTGATGTCTTTGAACTGCTGCATTGCCTCGTTCATTTGGTTGTAGTTCTTCAGCTTCTTATCTCGCTCTCTTGTATTTATTTCACCATTAGCTACTTTTAAATCTAAATATTGAGTGTATTGGTCATACGTCATAGGGTCTTGAGACAACTCTTGAAATATTTGGAACTCAAAATCAGTACCTGATTCTAAACTACCAGTAGCCAACCCAACAGTAGCATTAACAGCACCCATAAACTTACCACCTACAGCTTCTTGTGCGCCTGCATATAGTATAGCATTGACAGCTTCAAAAGACATGATATCTGGAGTTTCAAACATCTCCTTATTTCTGACATAATCATTATACACGTTATTTACAATTATATCTACAGTCTCTTGAGCAGCACCAGTTTCGAATTCAGCGAGTCCACCTGCTACAACTAAAGCACCTCCTTTGACAAATTTATTTTGGATGTCATCTTTTACAAATTCAGCGAATGACCTTTTAGTAGCAGTCGAAGCACCTTGTGTTGAAAATTTATTTATAGCACCAGCTATCAAGTTATTAAAAACACCCTTTTGGCTAAATACATTTCTAAGACCATAAAACTCCAAAAAACCACCAACTGTTCCAATAATATTAGCAACTATTAATTTCTCATCCTCTGGTATATTATCAAATTTTGGATTCTTTTCCATTTCTTCAGAAACAAAATCACTCATCAATAAAGCAGGTCCGACAGCTCCTAATAAGAACGTAGGAAGTGATTCAGCCAATCCTAACAAAGCACCACCTACAAAACTTTCTCTCTTAATTTTTTCAGTTCTTTTTTCTTCAGCAACTCTTCCTCCTGTAATATCTACTATAAAATCTCTAAGGTAATCCTTCATGCCTTCGTTAAATTCCCTAGATAATGCAGTGGCTTGTTTTGTAAAGGGATTCACATAATAAGTATCTTTACCGTACAACTCTTCTTTTAAATCTTTGTCGGATTCTTTTTTTATTATGTCAGATATTTCCTCTATGGTTTTACCTGGATATTTTTCTTTCATCTCTTCTCTGCCGATACCTATGTTGTATTTTACGGCAGGAATCATAGATTTTAATTGAGCGTATTGAGAGTAAGCACCAGATAAAACACTACCTAATCCTTCTCTTGGCATATCTAATGAAGATAAGAAAAAGCCACCTAAAAGAGCAGTTGAACCCCTCTGCTCCTTCATCATATTATACTCACCAACCATTCTATCAAACTCACGCCCCTTAATACTAAAACTCTGAGCAAGATTCTTTAGTCTAGTCGTGGTTTTTCTAAACCCTTCCTCGCTAATGTTATATTTTTGTTCAAAAGCCTCACGATTCATATTCGCCCGATCTTCAACCATTTCATTATACACTGAAACTTCTTTCATGTATTCTTGAACAGTAGAGTTGAAGTCTTTGGCAAATTGATTCATTTGCTCATCATTGATTATCTTCTGCTTCTTTATTTTTAAATTGTCAGATACAATCTTTAGCCTTTCGTCTTCTGCTGGTTTGTTCTCTTTCAAAAAAGCCTTGAGCCTAGCAGCCTCTTCTTTAGCACCATAAAATGCAGGGTCTAAATTAAACCTTTCGCTCTTATCATTAGGTGCTTTTACTAATACCCCATCACCTAAGTAGTCAGTTTCCTCAAAATCAAAACCATATTGATTAAATAAATAGTTAAGTTCAGGAACTACAAAGTCCTCACTAGTATTCATTAAGTCTTCATCGACAGCTTTCAAGGAATTATTGAATATACGATCAGGCTCAGGAATGTACCTCTCCATCCACTCCATACCGGGTGGGAGTTTTAAATCTTCATCTGTCTCGAAATACTGCTTTCTTTTGAATAGTCTCTCCGCCTCTTCATCATTCTCAATAGATATAACACTGCCTTGTAACACCTCTTTTGGCGTTTCTTTTATTTGACGTTCAAAGTCTTCTTTACTTAACTCAATACCATCAATGGTATATTTACCCTTTTCTTCCTCGGGAGCTTTAATGTATTCTGACAAGCCCGAAGCACCATCTTCCGATAATGATTCCGCATCTTGTTTCTCCGTTGGCAAAACCGAAGCACCATCTTCCGATAATGAGTCCGTAGGCTCTTCGAGAACTTGAGTCTCCACCTGTTTTTGGGCTTCCACTTGTTGGTCGAATTCCTCTTGAGCTTTTTTTTTAACAGCCTCTCCAACATCCTTCATGTCATCAAGTGCAAAATATCCCTTTGGTATTTCAACACCTATATCTTTTGCGAAAGACCTAGCATCAGAAGCAGCACCAATAGATAATGAATGATTATAAACATCATCAAATAAATCTTTATCCTTGGACACATAATGCATAAAAACATTTTTAGCCCCACGATATCCTAATCTTGTAGCTCTGTCATAAAGAATATCAATTAACTCTTCGTTCATTTTTTAGATGTGTTTTTATTATTCAATTTTGGTGTTTAAATTAGTGTATTTATACGAACTTCCAACACTATATAAACGTTTAGCAGCTGTTATGTTGATTATATCATCGTTTTGTAGTATACCTGAGATTACTTTAGAAATCTCTGATTCAGTAATACCATCTTCATACCCTTTATTTACCTGTTTTTCAATATTAATAACTTCTTTTCCTTCTGAATCTTCAATGTTTCCATCTTTATTTATTTTATAATCTTCATTAGTTATAATAGCTCTATCTAATTCTTTAATGAAATTTTTAAAAGAATATAATTTAGTACCATTAATTGTCATAGGTGTTGATAAATTTTGTTTGATATTTTTAATACTACTATCAATAATATCAGATCTAGTTTCACCCTCTTTTCTTTCCATTCCCCTCATTTTTACACCTATTTCTAAACCTTCAAGATTAATTCTGGACTTTGGTCTTGTAATACTTTTCTTTGTGTTTGGGTCGATTACCTCTTCATACACAATACCCCCTTTCGCATCACGAACATACGGGTCTTTTGGGTTTTTAAATCCTTTGCTTTCTAAATACTTTATAAGTTGTTCATCTGATAACTTTTCAAAAACCTTATCACCTTCTGATGTCATTAATTGATTATTCCTGTAAAAAGATGAGCCTACTTGAAATGGACTAGATGGCTCACCTGTAGCATCACGTATTGTGATACCTTTAGTTATTTCATCTATCACTTTACCTGTTTGATTATCTATTATTTTATAACCCACATAAGTTCCTTCTGTACCATTATCTAAAATAAAAGCATCTTTTACCCCTGGATTGTTGTCTAAAGATTCTAATATTGGCTTTTTATCAGCCGTGCCACCTGTAAAGAACGGAGAGTATCTATCTAAAGAATCATTCATAAGTTTAGCATCCTTAGCATCATCATAATATTCCTTCAATAAAGGATCCCTACTCTTCTCTTGGAGTTTTGCGTTTTGAATCTTTCTATCAACTTTACGTCTTATGTTCGCTTTTAAAACACCCTTAGCCAATTCTAAATCATCAGGGTCTATTTCAGGAATACCTCTTTGATTTTCACGCCTATTTATATATATTAAATTTTCTTGCTTTTTCTTTTCTGCTTCCTCTTTACTCTCAGTAAAAGCATAAGCTTTACCATTTGAAGCCAAAACACCACCATCAACTA